TTGGCAACCTTTCTTATCTTTTGCCAAATGCGGAGTTCTTTATAAAGTTTACTTATGTACATATTTTTTATTGTTTATTATCTATTTAGGCTTCAGCAAAAAGTTTCATACCTTCTAGTTGTTTTTTAACTATTTTCCTCCCTCTAAATATTCTATTCTTAACTGTTTGTAGGTTTATACCCTTTTCAGATTCTTGCATTATCTCTAAAATATCTTGATAAGACCTATGATTTAAAAATCTTTCAATCATATATCTCTTATACATTGGAGGTAACGCGTTAATTGCCTCATGTGTTAATCTGACTTGCTCATCTAATATTGTCTGCTCATCTTCCCAATCAATCTCAGTTTTAGGTAAGTAAGAATCTGTTCTTAAAGTAATAGAAGGTTCCATAGGCGGTTCAACACCAGCATCAGTAAAAACATTCATACTGATTTTCTTATTTCTAAATCTAATCCAACCTATACATTCATTATATGCAATACGATATGCCCATGTAGTAATTTGGTAATCCTCATTGTATTGATCTATTTTTAAATATACAGTTGTTAATGTTGTTGATACAATATCATTAGCGATAGTAGGATCTTTTACAATGTTATTAACATAAGACCATAATCCTGGCCTCATCTTAGCATATAACTCATTATATACCTTTTCATTTCTTGTCTTTTTAAATTCAATCGCTAGTTCTTTGTAAGTTTTCTTTTTTGTTTTACTCATTTATAAAATCTTTAATAGTTAAATAATTTACTGGTGTATAATTCCAAAAATCTGTACATACATTTATTCTATTCATTTTAGATAAATCTGTCTTATGAGAGAATACTGTATGACCATGAAAATGAAGAGTACCTGAATCTTTACCATTCCATGCCTCTAGTGGATAATGGCAAATTACAGAATCAAATTGAGGTAATTCCAAAATTTGATCCTCTAATATAGATATATTTTCAAATTCATGTTGAACATCTAAAAAAGCCTCATCAGAACTACCTATCATAAAATAGATTTGCCCGTTGAGTTTCTTTAAAACTTGCCTAGCAGTTTGTGGATCCCACGCGAAATTTCCTAAGTGAAATATAATATCATTCTTTTTTACAACCTTATTCCAATTTTTAATAAGTGTAGCATTCATTTCATCTACATCATTAAATTTTCTATTTGCAATTTGAAGTATCTGTGGTCTTCCAAACCACGTATCAGATGTTATATAAAAATCTTTAGGAATTTCTAAATCTTTAAGCATATGTTTTTATTTACAGATTAACTGTTATAGTTTAAATATAATAAAATTAGTTGGGAATTGAAAGGAAATGAGCAACTTTTTTTAATTAAAGAATTGTTTCTTTACCGTCTATGACATCTTGGTAGTTTACACTGCACTTAGATCTTTTAATCTGTTCTGCATTTTCCTTTAAATTAATTTTATAAATAGGCTTGATGTATTCTTCATTTAAATGATTCTTTAGTTCTTTAGGTAATTTCTCTCCATAAAAATCTTCATACACTTTAACATATACTCTTGCCATTTTATCTGCAGCCATACCAGAAGCAGAATTAATTTCAGCAACCCAACAGTCTCCACTTTTATCAATCATTAAATCAATTGACCAAAGTCCAAGTTTTAATTTTTCTCTAACCTTTCTGGATATATCATTTACTTTATCCATAAAATCTATCTTATTTATATCCTGATCAACATAAGTAAATTCAGTTTGTTCATCTGCTTCTTTATCTTTAATTTCATTTTCATTTAAAGAAACTCTTTCATGAACTAATACAGGATTATCATTCATTAATAAAACTCTAAATTCTCTATCAAGATCTTTTGCTTCTGAATAGTTTTCAAATTTACCTTTGCTTTTTTCTAAGTCTTCATAAGTATCAAATATTTCAATACCTAAACCTGAATGCCCATCATCTGGTTTTGCAATCACAGGAAATTGTAAATCTTTTGCATCTTCCTTTTTATAAACCGCCTTTGGAATAAAATCAGTATCTTTAAACATTTTATAAAAATCACTCTTATTACCACTAATCTTCATTGCTTTAGGTGAGTTATACATTACATCTTCTGATATGCTGTACTTCTTTATAAAATCTAACCCCTCTTTTGAATTTCCACCATAATAAATAAGAGGCAATTCTGAATTAACTTCTAATACTTTTTTATAGTCACCTTTTGCATAAAATGAATTATATAGCTTTTCTAAACAAACATCATTTATTTTGCCATAAATTCTTTTATTATTTTTACCAGTAAGACCTTCTATCTTTTCTCCTGCTAATAAAAAATTAACTTTATTTAAATAGCTTTTATGATCAACCGATTCACTAATACCAAAATGAGATGATTGAGTTCCACCAATTGGTTCTACTTGGTCATCAGCCCATGCTTTAAATTCTTTTTCATTTCTAAATATAAACTTATCAGCTGATAACTTAGTATTAATTAGAGTAATTTTACTTCCTTTTTGAATAAGCTTATATTCTTTACCACCAATAGTAATATCTGATTCTTTTAATAAATCTTCTCTACCTAATTGTTTATATACTTCTTTTCTGGTTTTCTCCATCTTTTCAGCATACTTAGGATCACTCTTTCTGTTAAAAACTATTTGCTGAGTTAAAGAACCGCTAATCTTTTTAACATCTTTCTTTCTAGTTTTAATTAACCATGCTGCTAAATCCTTTATAGAAAGATCTTTAAATCTACCGTTTGCATCAGGTGCATCAGAGTCATGCCAATCAGGAGCACCGGCTGGCTTCTTTTCATTTACGAACTGTTCAAATAATTTTAAGTACTTCAAAACAAATTTTATTTTGTTTATATATTTCCAAAGATTGCATCAGATATCCATTGATGTAAAAGATCATCATGTTTATCTACAGTGTAACTTGCATTACCATTAAAAACTAAATCATTCATCTGAATCATTTCTTCTTCTAATTGATTTAAACCATCTAAGGGTTTACCGTTTGGATCAATTAAAAACTCTGTCATATCTGGAAATGATTGAGGGTTAAATGATTTTTCTAACATTTCACTCGCAAGATTAAAATGCCTTTCATATAAATGTAAAGAATGTGCAATATGAGTATAAGTACCTAATTCTAATTCAGGATAGTATTTTCTTAAATGTTCTAGCATTTGTATTTGTAAAAGACAAAAGAATGCAACATCCGTAGGTGTACCTAAGATAAGATCATTAGATCTCATATCAATAGTAAAGTTTAATTTATTATCTCTTATTTGAAATATGCCATTAAGCGTACATACAAAATCTTTATTACCATACCATTGATGTGATGGTTTATTGAAATGTAAAATTGCTTGTCTTGAATCTTTATCTTGAATTAAAGAATCTAACGCCCAGCGATATTGATTTCTACCATCTTCTAATTCTTCAGTGAAGATAAGATTACCATAAGCTGAATTTACTGAACCATCTTTATTTTTAATCTGATCCCAGAATTTTGCATAAGGTGTAATAAAATCAGCATCTTTACGACCAGTGAAATACCAAACTAATTCTGCTGCAATATATTTAAATTGACTACTCCTACGAGAATTGTCATATAAACAAAACGTAGGATCTTCAATTACAATAGCGGCATCTGATATTTCATTAATCTTCATACCTCTTGGTGATGATACATAATTAGGATTATGAATAATACTACCTAGTGCATAGTTATATGCCTCTGCAAATGTCTCTCCTTTAAATACTCTCATTTTTTTTTATTTCTCTAATGTTTCTTATTGCTATTTCTAATCGGTCAGCAAATTCCATATAAGTATATTTACCACCTTCATTTAATAATTTTCTACTTTCATTAAGGACCTCATCTCGTATTCCTTCATTATGAGCTTCATATAATATATCTTCTGCTTTACACATCGTTGAATATATTTAATTGTTTAGAATCTCCAGTGATAGTATTTTTATGATTAAGAAAATCTATAATAATATTTGATACTTCTTCAGCACTCATAGTACCAATATTTAGTAATAACTTATTTTTAATTGTACTTAAACGATGAGCTCTATTAAAACCATCAACCTCTGCCTTTACTTCTTCTTCATTACCATAGAATGATTTACCATCATCTCTTTTTAGAATAGTATGAGGATCATTTGTTAATGTAATTAAATATAAATCTTCTCTTAATGCTTTAGTGTATTTCTTTTCAATATCAAAAACATAATCACCAGAGTAACCTCTATAAAGTGGAGAATAAACAGTTTCACCTAAATGGGATCTATTAAATATAAGATTGATAGGTTCATCAGTAGGCTGTTCACCTAATTTAGATTTCATCATTAATTTAAACATACCATCATACATCTTTTTAGAGTAAGTAGCATGTTTATTTTTATCATCTTTAAAAGGAAGAGATGAATAATGTAATTTATGAAATACATTATTATTCATCTTTTTAATTATTAGATCTTGTTGTGTATCTTTACCTGTGTTATCAGTACCCTCTATGATAATAAATTTACTCATTGTTTTATTTTTATATTGTTAAAAGTTAGAATTGTTTATCTCTAAATCAAAATCAGTAAAGTTTTCAAAGTCTTTGTTATCTGCCTCCATTCTTCGATCTATTGAATCACTAAAACTATCCCCTCTTTCCTCTAATCTTTCCCTTCTAATTTTTTCAGGAACATTCAGATAAATGATTGTACATTCTTTCCTATCAACTGGATCAATATGACCTATACCTTTAGGAGTCATAATAAAAAGATTACAGCTTGTAGTAAACTGTCTTTGGCTAGTCCCATAATACCAACCGTTAAATTCTATCCATTCATACCAATACCCTTGATTGATTTTTCTTTTAAACATATCTTCAGTTAAAAAGAAATAATCTTTACCATCTATTTCACCTTCTCTAGGCGGTCGAGTTGTATATGAAATTCCATATTGAAAACCTCGACCGCTAAGGATCTTTCTCATATGATCTTTTCCAGCAGCAGCTTTACCTACTAAGATAATTTTATTCATTATTAATCCTCAGTCTTTACCTCGTCATTAACTTCAAATGTAGAAACTAATCTTTCTAAACAATCTTCTGCCTCGGCTAATGATTTTGTTTGTTCAACCATTTCATCAATAATTTGTGGATGTTCGCCAATACCTACTGGGTTAGTTAAGTAAACTGTTAGTGTTGCTCTTGCTTTTTCTCTTTGTGCTACGAATTGAGCTTTAAGTGCTTCGTAAAGTGCATTTGTGTTTGTTGCCATAATTTAGTTTATTAAAAGTTGTGTGTGATCGTAATTATTTTTTATTTGTTCGTTAAAGAATTTTCCTTGAGATTCAGCTTTACATAGATTGTCATAAACGTCTGGTTCTACATTATTGTATTCATAAAGAGCACCTGAATTAAATTCAATCTTAAGTGACTTATTTGGAAAATTGTAAATGACTCTGTTTATCATTGATGAGTCTATTGAAGAATTTTGTTCTATCATCATATTAATTAATTTTTGTAATTTTGTAAAGATCTTTTGCTTGATCAATGGTTAGCTTTTTAATTTGACATATCCATGCCCATGCTTTTTGTTCATCATCAGTTTCACATGCTGATACATTGCTTCCGTTTTTTGTAACAAATTTATATCTACTCATATTACTGTTTATTTTTATATTGCATTTTTATAAAAGGTTTACTTTATTGCCTTCTTTAATATTTCTAAATCGGAAAGATACATATCTTTAGGATTAGTACCTTCTATGATTTTCTTTTCAGCTTTCTTATCAGCTTCTTGTTTTAATAACTCATCAAATCTTTCTTTCGTTAAAGAATAGATAGGCATATTTAAAAGATAGTTATATGAACCATCAACCTCATCAAACTTATTTGCTTCTAAATAAAGTATAATAGATTTCTTAGGGGCATTATTCACGGTAAGTTTGCCATCAATAATATCTTTTATAAATCTTGCTTTATTTGAAATAATAAGTAATTCTCTTTCTAACTTTTCAATTAGATAAGCCTTTCTGGTATCATACCATTTTAATCTTACTTCTACAAAATGTTTTACTATTTCTTCTACCTTATTAAAAATTTTAAGTTTACCGTTTTCGTCTATCGTTGTAAGGTTTTCAGTTTCTTGTGTATTAATTTTTAATAAAGCTTCTAATTTATTTCTGCTTACATAATCTTTAAGAATGGCCCTTTGGAACTTAAGTACATATTCTACTTGCCCTGATGAATTATCATCATATCCTGATATGATTCTTTTTTCCGTTAAGTTATTTAAATGCTCTTCATACCTTTCATATGTAAAACCTGGAGGAATTTCAGTTACCTTAACCGTTGTTGTGTTTAACACCTCATATAACCCACTTATCTTCCATGTTTTTGGATTAACTGTATCTCTAGTAAAAGTGCCGCTAAACTCTTTTAACCAAGGTGCTAAGACTGGCATCTTTTTACCCTTAAGAACAGCGATGCATGCATTTACAACGTCCTTAGGATTTCTATTTAAAATATTTGTAGCAAAACCTACAGCAATACCAGATGAACCATTTAAAATTACTGTTGGGATAATAGGTAAAAAATATTCAGGTTCAATTTTTTCGCCTTCTTCTATTTTATTTTCTAGTAATTCAAAGTCTTTATAAAGTAATCTAAAATTAGGATGCAACTTCCCACTAATGTAACGAGGTGCACCTGCGGATGGAGATCTTAAAGAACCGAATTGACCTATACCATCTAAAAGAGGTAAAGAATTTTTAAACTCTTGTGCCATACCTACCATAGAAGATTCCAAAGAAGTGTTACCATGATGATAATATGCCTCGGCCGCTACTCTACCTGCAAGTTGAAAAAGTTTCATTGGTTTTTCATTACCACTTTTCCAAATTTTATTTGCAATATAAACTACCTTTCTTTGTGTAGGTTTTAATCCATCTATACAACTAGGAATAGCTCTATTCTCTACAACATATTTAGCATACTCTAAATATTCTTTATCAAAAAAATTACTTACTGTTCTTTTTGTTGAACTCATGCTCTTTCTTTTTATTAATATATTTAAACCTTTCTTGTAATGTCATCATAGATAGCATTTTCTTATCAATGTCTTTAAAGTTTTTCTTTATCAAAATAATGATTTTTTGTTTGTGCTATAAATTAACTCTTCTCCTAAAATCTTTTTCTTTCTTGGCTCAGAATCTTTAGAGAACCATGTATCTAATGTATTTTCAAAATCTTTATCTTTTGTTAAAATAAATGTTTTAGGATTACTAATAATTTCTTGGTATTCTGTATTCTCCAATGCAGCAAGACCTTTCTTATATTCAATTGACCATGAAGATAATGACTTTTGTTTAGATTCCCATTCTTTATAATCATCATCAGAATAAAAACTTAATGTATCTTTACCCTTTTTAGCAACCATTAAAGGTGTCTCTACTTTTAACACCCTTCCTTGTTCAAATAACTCTGGCCAATACTTACCTAAGAAATTAATTAATAAGGCAGAAATAGAATTGCCATCTACATCAGCATCGGTATATAATAATATTTTACCATATCTTAAATCTTTTGGCTCATGACCTATCTTTAAACCTAATGCAGCCATAAGAGATTGTACTTCTTTATTTTGTACAACCTTAGAAGGGATAGATTCTCTTACGTTTACGAATTTACCTCTAAGTGGAAATGCACCTTGCATATTTGGATTTCTATATTGCCTAAATGCAGATGATGCAGAATCACCTTCAAAAATTGCAAGAGTACAGTTACTTCTGTCACCTCTCTTTTTTGCATCAATTAGCTTTACAACCTTTTTCTTATCTAAACCTTTATTTAATCTCCTAAGCTTAGATCTTTCCTCAGCGTCTTTCTTTTGTTTAATCCAATCTAATACTGATTGAATTATTTCTGAATTTAAAACTTGTCTTAATGTCTTATCGGAAAGTACATGAATACTTCCAAAGTCTTTAGGTTCAGTAATAAGCTTCTCTTTTGTCTGAGACGAAAATGCTGGATTAATAATTGTACTGTTAATAAAAAGGTACAAGTGATTTTTTAATTCTGATGGCTTTACATCAACTCTATGCTTTCTTTTAATCTTATCTCTAAGGAATTGTGTAATTTGCCAAGTAATGTTATCTACATGTTTACCGCCATCTTTTGTTTCAACAGAATTTACAAATGAGATAGCTTTAAACCCTGAGGTAGAATGACCTATACCTATTTGCCAATTTTCTGATTGTTCATAAAATACTGGTGTGGTATATAATTCAGAGTATTCTTTAAAAGATTTAAATGTAATAGAATCACCGTTTAGCCAGATTTTTAATTTAGGATTACATGCAGCAATATCATAAAGTCTTTTTTCAATCATTTGGATTGATGCTTTATCAATCTTACTCATACCAAATCTTTTAAAATCTGCAATGTATGAAATTTCAGTAAATCCTTTCTTTTGTGGTTTTATAGCAGGTTTAGTTTTCTTTGCCATATTATTTGAAAAGGTTTGTGTAAATCTTTTCTTTTTATCACAAGTATCAATTGTAAATTCTTTACTAAATATATTTGTTAATGTACTACCTACACCATTAGTTCCTACAACAGTTCTCTCTTCAGTATCATCAAAATTACTACCTGTCTTTAGATTACTAAAAATCATTTCAGGTACCCATTCATTATACTCTTTATGAATTTCTACAGGAATACCACCATTATCCCAAATTGATATTTTATTAGTTTTAATATCAATGTTAATTTTTACTTGGTTAAGTTTAGGATTTCTTTTATGTTCATCAACAGAGTTAGATACGATCTCATCAAAGAGTTTTAAGAATCCAGGATTATAGGTAATTTCTTTAGGTATTAATTTCCAGCTTCTTCTATCCAATAAATAAACTTCTTCAGTATGTGGCTTAACAGAACCAATATACATACCTGGTCTGAGTAATACATGTTCTGTGTCGGTAAGTTTCTGGTATTTCTTTTCAATGCTCACTGCCATACTTTAAATTTATTTTTATATTGATAAATTAATAAAGGTTTAATTACCTACCAAATTCACTTCTTAAAATTGACTTAAGATATGATCGGTAAACATTCACAATTGTTTTATTATCTTTATTTGCCCATTTATTATAAAAATTATTTATAAGCTGTTTAAGGGCTGGGTAATGTAAATTGTTATTATCTTTATGAGTTAAAACTTTTTCTACCCATTTCATTTCATCCCTAATAACATTCATAGGAACTTTAGTATCTATCCAATCCCATTCTTTTCCACTATTTATCATCTATTAAATATTTTATCTAAGATTGCTAATTTAATTTTATCTAATTTTGAAAAGGAATTAGGATTCCATAATTCTCTATCATTTAGTTTATCGTAAACTTTATAAAGAGGCCTATTTAAATAAAGTAAATCTATATGATCTATATGAAAGTGCTTAACTGTTGTTTTATTAGGCAACCTAAAGTAAAAAGCCAAAAGAGAATGATCATAGAAATTAGTCTTAAAATTAAAAACCTTAAAACCCCAAGAGCCATGGTTATCACGTAAATCTATCTGGAGTAAATCAAAACTATAATTCCATTTACGAGTCCACCAACTTATTTTTTCTAATATGCTATTCATCATCTTTACCTTTATGTTTTTTCTTTCTCCTATATTTTTTCTTATTTCTTACAGGTGTAGGTACACGAAGAGCATCAAACCATTCTTGTTGAGTTAAATTAACTTCTTTAAGTTTTTTGTCTTCGTTATCTTTTTCCATAATTTATTTAATCCATTCTTCAAACCCATGTGTATAGGCATCGATAGGATCCATCTCTGGAGATTCATTTAATAAGTTTTCAGCATATGCTTTTACCTCGGCTCTTAAGCCATGCGCATTTGCTTCGGTTAGAATTTCTTCAATGTGTTCTTCTTCGGTGATCATTCGGTATGGTGTCGTTTCTTTCATATTATTTATGTAATGTTACAAATTCTCCAAAATGTTTATCGAAGATTTCTAACAGGTTATCGTAATCTCCACCCATCATTTCTGCTGTGAGTTCTCCTCTCTCACCAGGTTGATAGTGAAGTTGTTTTGCTAATTTTTGGGCCAGTCCAATTAATGCAAATGCATTACCATCTGGTCCACTTAAATCTACATGGATCATTTCAGATCCAGGCATAGGTTTTGTTGTTATTGCCATTATCTACTTTTTAAAGATTCAATTTTTTCTGTTCCGGTATTAATCATTCTAAATACTTGATTCCACTTACCTTCATCAGCGATCCATTCAATATCATGTGGTTTATGTTTCATTTGCCAATTAGATAAAGCAAATCCGCCACCAGACATTTTAAAATCACCTTCTAGATTTTTCTTAAATTTAAGGTAATGTACATTATCACACATACAGCTTACCGTTTTAATAATTACCTCTCTTGCTTCTTTCTTTACTGTTAGCCTTGGAGGATTTTGTAGTAGTTCTTGATATTTAGACATATTCCGTATTGTTTAATTATATTATAAATATAATAAATTTAATTGGGAATTGAAAATAAAATGAGATCTTTTTTCTAAAAGTTATTAACAATTTACAAAACAGGGTTTTCTGCTCTCATTTTCTCTAAGAGTTTACGAGATATAATTTTTACCTCTTTTGAGAATTCACCCTTATCAATAATCCATTGAATATACCTTGCATCCGTTTCATAAACTTCTTTAAACGGTTTGCCTTTGTTTTTACCAAAGTTAAATACAATTTCTCGTTTACCGTTTATTTCAGCAAATTTATATTTACCACTAAGGTCTACTTGATCTTTTCTTGATTCATTTACTACATCATCAATTTCTTTTGCTGTTGTAGGCATATCATAAAGTTCTTTTTGTTTTTGGAATATTTCCATTGTTGCACGGATATCAACGTCGGCTCTATGAGCACCTTCTAAATCTTTTCCTGTATATTTTTTATATGCAGTACTTAAATCTCTACGTTCATATTTTGAATAAATTAAAAAAGGATCTACTACAGCTCTTTGGCGATGCGAGAATGCAATACCACTTCTCATAAATTCCTCTACGAGCATTGGTACATCAAAGTAAAGTGCGTTATATCCACCTAAGTCACTATCATCAATAAAGTCTAAAACTTCTTTTGCTATTAAATCAAATTGTGGTGCATCTTTTAATTGTTCTGGTGATATGCCATGCTTGTCCTGAGCTTCTTCTCTCATAACTGCATCTGGGCCGGGATTAACTAATGACTGAAAAGAATCTATTTCATTTCCTTCAGAATCGGTTTTTATCATTGCGATCTCGATAATTCTATCGCTACTTGTGTTTACTCCTGTGGTTTCTAAGTCAAACCAAACTATGTTTTTTACATTTTCCATATTATACTTTTAAACTATACTATTTCAGAATCTCTCTGTTATATTTTATATAGCTAAAAAGTAAAAAGGTTTTAAGATTTTATAAAATGATTGTTATTAATCATCAGGTATTAAATTAGATATGGATACAGGTAATGATTTCATTGTAGTATTTAACTGAGATAATGTAGAATTGATTTTATTCATTGATTTGTTTATTCCACCATTACTGTTTGTTGATTTCTTTTCATCTCCACCTCCACCGAATGCATTACTAATAGCACCACCAACGGCATCACCAATACTTGAACCTTGGCTACCTAAAATATCTCTTATCTCTTCGACCGCATCAGCTAATGCAGAATATGCTCTTTTATTAGAACTTAATTCGCCTGCGCCTTTAAATAGATTTGCAAATGATTCAGCTTTCATAGAATCAATAGAATTAACAGCATTAGAGATTGATTGAATATCCGTTGCGGCTTTTGCCAATGACCCATCTTGTGCATAAGTAGATAATTCTGTAATAAATCCTTGCATATGATCTAAGTCAGTTCGGAATGCGGTGTCTTTATAATACTTAGCAAATGTATCACCTATAGAGGTAAATATAGATTCAATGCCTTGTGCTATGGCTCCAGGATTTTCTAAATCTGCAAATGATTGTAAACCTTTAGCAATATCAGTTAATGCAGCACCAGCACCATCTACATTTTCAATACCTTTTTGTACTAAGTTTTCATCCCAAGAAAATAACCAATTACCATCAGTCTCTTCCATTCCACCAATTTTCATAAATGCGCTACCTACAAATGATAGGGCATTTTTAACCGCAGTAGCAAGTTTACCTTTTTTACTGAAGTCAACTGTTGTAGACATATCCGCGAATGTTTTTAATCCGTTTGCAATATTACTAAGTTCTGCACCAGCTCCTTTTACAGCATCAATACCTTTCTCTACAGAGTTTTCATCCCATGAAAATATAAACCATCCATCTGATTCTTCCATTCCTCCAATCGCACTAAATGCAGTTGATACAAATGATAGTGAATTAGTAACAGCGTTTGCAAGTTTACCACCAGGTTTAAAGTCAATTTCTTTTTCTACCAGCTCTTGGAATGTTTTTAATCCTGTTGCAATATTAGTAAGTTCTTGGCCTGCGCCTTTAACAGCATCAACTCCTTTCTCTACCACATTCTCATCCCAACTAAATGGACCCCAACCGTCTTGTACTTCCATTCCGCCAATTGTACCAAAGGCTTTACTAACAAATCCTAAAGTATCTACTACTGCCGTTTGTAGGAATCCGCCTTCTTTGAAAGATTCAGAAGTTAATCCATAATTTTGTTGTAAATCCAAGAATGATTTTAACCCTGTAGTTATATCAGCTAATGCTTTACCTGAACCTTTAACTGCATCAATACCTTTTTCAACTTTATTCTCATCCCATTTAAACGGACCCCAGGAATCCTCGGTTTCCATTCCACCGATAGAAGCAAAAGCTTTACTTAAGAAACCTAATGTATCTGCGATTGATACAGCTAAGAATCCACCTTCTTGAAATGCAGCTGCATCTAATTTATATTTTTTCTTAAGATCTAAAAATGAAGCAAGACCATCAACTATAGAAGCAAGAGCTTTACCAGAATCCATTACAGAATCAATACCTCTCTCTGTAGCATTAGGGCTAAATGTATTTCCAAATACTGCACCAAATAATCCACCAGGGCTTGCAGGTTCCCCACCGGCCTGGGCAAAGGCTCCACTAACAGAACCTAACGCAACAGCAAGTTCTTTTGAATCTTCTTCAGTAAATCCTATAGCCTTAAATTTAGTTAGACCTTTTGATAATTCTTGTAATGCTAACCCAGCAGCTCCATACATAGCAGCTGCAGCTAAACCAGTCCCACTTTGTACAACTCTACTAAATACATTACCTATATTAGATAAGAAACCAGCCTCAGGATCTACTCCTGAAAACGCAGCAGCAACAGCACCTAATGTAAATGACAAGTCTTCCGCATCTTTTTTCTTATAGTCTACCTTTTTCATTGCAATTAAACCAGGTGCTAATTCCTGTAATGCTAAACCAGCAGCTGCATATAATGCAGGACCTAGTAACGCAGCACCTGCAGTTGCAGCAACAGCTAATCCTGCTAATGCCATAATTCCACCTATTGCAATTAATATTCCAGATTGTACTAATATATCAGTTAATCCTAACCCTTTTGTTGATTCAGCAAATGGGGTATATCCTAAACTAAATACCATTAACCCTAAACCGTTAACTGCTAATGCTAATGCACCTTGTAAAATATTAGATATTCCAAATTTTCCAACTAAGGCAGCAGATACGCCAATTGCTAATATTGTAGCACCTTGAATAAGAACATCACCAATACCATTACCTTTTGTAGCCATTGAAAAGATTGCTAAACCTAAAGCAAAAGGTATTAATGCTACACCTAAAATTGCGAGACCTAATGCACCTCTTCTGATTCTTTTAGACATTTTCTTACCACCTAAGATTGCAATCGCACCAGGTATTAATACCAACGAAGCAACCATTCCTATTAAAATAGGTGGAGCTAATATAATAAACATTGTAGAAAGTGCAAATAAACCGATTCCTATTGCAAAAGATTTTAATGCATCTCCTACTTTATCTAAAGTCCTTGCTCCTCTACCTATTCTTTGAGAAAATTTCTTACCACCTATTAGAGCCATAATACCACCAACGGCAGTCACGGCTAATAATAAGAACGGTATTGCTATTAAACCTAATGGAACTAATATTGCAGCTAAAGCTAATCCTTTTGCAAATTTTAAAAGTGCATCCCCCATCATACCTAAAGTCTCTGCACCTTTCTTAGCCTTTTTAGGTGTAGTCTTAGATAAAGCTTTATCTAATTTTGTTATATAAGCTGTAAATTTATCAATAGCTGATTCAGGTACAAAAGCCCAAATCATTAATGCCTTTGCAGATATCATTGCAGCACCAGAAGCAACAGCAAGAGCATCAGCACCTGCTTTTACTTTTTTAGGTTTTATACCTTCAAAGGCCTCAAGTGTATCTACTACAAAACCTTTAAATTTACCTAAAGCTTTCTTTGGTACTAATAACCATAGCATCATTGCTTTGGCTGTTATTTTTGCACCAAGACCTAAATCTTCTAATGTAGCACCAGCATTACTTTTCTTAGCACCACCACCTTTTTTACTAAACATTCCGCCTAAAGGATTTCTGGATGTGTTTGCTTCAATAGCAGTTAATAAATCTGTTTGTGCTGTTAATTGAGCTACAATAGCGGCATCTAATCCACCACCAGAGTTACTACTACCAGAAACTGCAATAAGAGCATCTAATTTTTCATTAGTCTCTTTTGCAGCAGCCTCTATTTTTGATAGAGGATCCATTAAATCTTTAAGAGTTACAGCAGCCATTCAATCTATTTATTTATCAGAACTTCGGCATACTAATCTTTGGCATAGATGGAGTTTTAAATGAGCTCATCTGTTTATTCATAGACTTAGACATGCTGTCCGTATTATATTTATCCGAATAGGATTGAGTATTCTGTTTATCCTCGTCGTTACGATCCTTGAGAATCTCATTAAACATTTCTAAAGTATATTCATACTCATAGAAAGGAAGCAAATCCAGCTCTGAAGGCTGGAGATGCAACTTTTCTAATAATAGTACTCGTACTTTATAAAAGTTCAGAAGAGATATCTTGAATAATAAAGAGAGCTTTGATCCCGCCGGGAAACGTGAGCGGGACTGCGACCTCCTCACCACAGCTTTCACACGGAAATGCAAATTCCGGCTTTACTCCTATTTTTGCTTTTTCAACTAATCTATAAATAACTGAAAATTTGCTAGCATCCCAACCTTGAAAATTTGTAATGGCTGAAAATATTTCTTTATCATTAAATCCTCGCCATTCTCTTTGAATGTAAGGTAAAATACCTAGTGATGATTTATCCCAAGGTTTATTTTCTTCTTCTCTTTTTCGTATCCAATCTGTAATAGCTCTCATTACACCAATTGTTGGTGGTGCAATAGTTAATGATCCATGACTTTTAGTTGGAATAGTAAAACATTTATTTTCATAATCATAATACTTTTCTAATAAATCATCTTTATCATTAAATTGAAGATTACCTGTTCTAAGTTCGACGGATTCTTGTGATTTACAAGTTCCTGTTTTACAATTCTTTTTTCCAACTGGCATCATCAGTTTATTTTCACCATCCTTAAAGGTTAGTTCCCTAATAGATAGGATTAGATATATTCTATCTTCTTCTAATACATCTCTATACGATCCTCTTTGGTTACCATACATAATTTTTGTACAGTTCACTAGAAGTGAGTTTAGCTTTTCATCCACATCTAAAATGTTTTCTTCATCTAATGTAGAAAATTCTCTAATCTCACCAACTCTTGCGGCTCTGATATGAATTTCAAAATCTTCTCTATAAAATTGTCCACCTGATGGAAAAATTGATAAATCTAATTTAACATAACCAGTCAAAGATTGTATTCTTTGTATTTCTGGATCATCTATTGATGTTACACCAGAACCTCTACTAGTATCTACCTTGCCTAAGTCGGTAATTTTACCATCGGCATTTGTTGTTTTTACTTCAGCCTTAGTATCTACTATACCTTCAGCCGCCTCAAATTCTTTCTTAATGTTGTCTTCGTGACTACTCATAATTATTTAGTTTTTATTAATTGTTTTTCAGGTGCTGTTTCCTCTACTATATGCTCGACAATTAATTGTCTTACATACCTGGATACAGGCAACGGTTTTGATTTATTTTCCATTGATTTTTCAATGATAATTGCATTTAAATTATCTTCATCTTCTGGTGTTAAGAGTACTTGTAATTTTTTTGTAAGTCTCTTTTTTTGTGGAATTAATTCCTGTACGCTTTCGTTATATCCATATTTAGGATTATCAGCTTTATAATTTTTTATCCAAAATTCTAGCCTTTCCATTATATGGCTTAATGATTCTTCAGATTCAAATTCTTCAAGAATAGTTTTTTGAAAAGATCTTGTTCCAAAATCTTTAACTGCTCTTTTAATATATTTACCTGCCCCTAAATTATTAGGATTATCATTAATCGAATAACCTACATAAACCTTTCCATCTGTTTCATTAATTACTTTAAAGATTGTCATATGTTTAGATTATATAATTTATAATATATATTAGAGTGAAGACAAAAAAACTGGCCCTAAAGCCAGTTTTTATAAAAATATTTAAGAGTTTATTATGCTCCTACATTTTCTTCAACCCAGTGATCACAACGATAAGTCATTGTTAAATCAACTGCGTCTGGAGTTTCATAACTTAATTCATCTACAAAATCAGGTTGACCTGTAGGGAATACATCTTTACATGTGATCTTTCTGAAAACATCACCTGCTCTGTTATATTGTACAATGATCATACTTCCAACATAGTCTTTCTTTAATCCCATTTCACCAGTCAATGGATCATAGATTAATTTATACCAATTACGGAATGTATTGTAAATGTAATTTTCGTTAGCTTCATTTAAGTTAAGACTAAAGTTAACAGTCAGATCCATAACTGTGGAAGCTGGCATACTTGCAAATGAACGGTCAGCAAATTTATATTTCTGTCCTATTGCATCTACAGCAGGATTTAAGTTATTTAAACCCCCGATAGTTTTAACTTGCTCCAAGATTAAACCCGTATCATCTCCTAATGGTGAAAATACAGTCACCTCGAATAGGTTAGGCTGAACAGGTTCGTACCTTTGGCTACTGGCCCTTGATTGGGTATAATGTGGTAGTGGCATATTATTTTATTTTTTTTATATATTCTCTTTTAGTTTTCTCTTATTCAAAATTTCCTGCACTAATAGCACCTGTCTTAAGAATTGTAGTTCTCTGTACGAGAATTTCCATTCCTCTTACTGGTTCAATATATGTATCTAAGATACCTACATTTTGATCAATAACTTCTGGTGTATTATTAGTTTCATCCATTACGTTTTTATAATCATAAACACCATCATCATTTTGAACCGTTGCTAAGAAATTGTCAGCAAGTGTTTTAATTTCTAATCTAGTTTGTGCTGTATTAAATTCGAATAGATAGTTTTTAAGAATTGCTTCAATACCATCTTGGATGTAAATTACAACCTCTCTACAGTTAATAGAACTTAAAGCAGATTTTGTAACCTGCTGTGCAGTTTTATTTGCAAAGATTGTTGGACCAGTTCCACTTTGGAATACAATTGGATTTAATCCAAATGGTTCTAAGAATTCTCTGTCCTCTTTTCCAAGATTAATCTCTAATCCTACAACTCCTGTTCCACCTACAACACCTCTACGAACTCCTGCAACTAATGACCACGGTAAAGCGTTTTCATATTTTGCAATAAAGTTATTTGAAACGTATGCAGCTGGTACAACATTTATATTTCTTCCTAAATCCCTAACAGTAATAAACGGATAATAGAATGCTCCGAAACTTGCACCTTGTGTTGGTGAAGGTAATGAGTATCTTATTGTTGGATTCTTTGCAAGATCACCACCTTCAGATATAAACTTAGATGATAAACTTCCAGTTAGATCTTTAAACGTTGGATCTAAATTACTCTTAAAGTCTTTAGCAGATGGAGCATTCAGTATTGCGAATGCATTCTTTCTAGTAGAAGCTAATACTGTATAGATGTTTTTAGATCCACTTTCAATACCGTTTCCGAATGTATCTACAATATATCTAAAGTTAATTACATCTCTATCAGTTAATGCTTTAAATAAATTAGTTCCATTTAAAGTACCATTTAAGATTTCAACTTGTCTATCATTAGTTCCATTAGGTACATGATTAGCAGTTAATTTAAAACCATCTAATGTAAATACATTTAAGTAATCAACCCATGCATCTATTGGGTAGTATAATTCTACTTTAACAATACCTGCAGCAGTTGTTGTTGATATTTCACTTTGACATGTTACTAACAGTGCAGTTTTGTTTCCAGGAATAGTACTATATTCAGCATTTGTTAATCCACCTTGTACAACATTAATTCTTGTTAACCTTGAGTGTGGGGTATTAACATCACCTTCAAAATGTACTAAATAATTTCCAACCTTAACATCAGCAGCATCAGGATTATCAGATGCTATTAATACTTGGTTAGGTTTTAATCCAGTTTCAGTTAATGAATCTGAAATAATATCTATAGAAACATTATTTGCACCTTTTAGTGTTTGAATTCCAAATATTCCATTAGCATATGCAACGGCATCAGAATTTAAAAATGTTCCATTTGGACCTAAATTAAATTCACTATGTGGTGTTACATTATTAAATGCATCTTCCTCATAAGGAGTAACAGCAACAGATGGTAAATAGTAATCTGGATCTGTTATAGCAATTGTAGTTCCTAATGTTGTTGGATTAGCAGTATGAACGAATCCATAGTTTATAGCATTAAATACTAACCATGAAGAATATTGAGTTCCAAATGAATCTACAAATACAGCTTCATCACCATCGGTTAAAGTACCGTTTGCAAATTGACTATATAATGCTGAACCATATCCACCTATAATATTTGAACTGGCAGAGTCAGCAACTGGTACTTGATCAGTTACAAAACCAAAGTCAGCTTCATTTATATAAGTATAAGTTGCAGCCGCAGTTGGAAAGTCTGTATCTATTACACCACCTGCATCCGATAATAATAAGGTAACAGTATTACCTATAATTTGAACAGATGTTACTGGAACATATCCTTTACCTGCTACAAGTATATAAGTTCCTACCGCTGTGGCAGAATTTGGGGTAAAGGTAGAGAATGCATCAAATAACGCATCACCTGCAGTACCCTGAACTTGTATTTGGATTTCTCCGCTTGTTACTGTTGTTGATGAAATAAGCTCTGTAGTTTGTGTTGTAGTATTAGGAGTTACCCCAGTACCTGCATAACTTAAGTCAGATACAATAGATCCACCATAAGATAAGAATCTAACATCATCTTGGATTGAAGTAGCTTGAGTATATTCAAGGTTATGACCTATTAAATCAATTCCACCTGCAACACCATCAATTAATGTATCACCATCAAATAAATCTTCATTTACTGCGACGAATATACCTGTACTTGCCGTATCAGCATTAATAACTTTTTCCACGAAAAGGTTATTACCTAATAAATCTGTAAAGTTAGGAAGCAATGATGCAGTATAAGTTGCAATTACATTAACTTCTGATTCATTAAAGAATTCAGCAATTTTAGTATCAGTTGAATCAGCATCAAAGAATTTTCTTTTTAATCCTTGTGTCTTATCAAAATATGTTTGGAATATTGGATCTGCTACAAACCTTTCATAAGGAGTTGCCGAAGAAAAATCTCCACCAAAGTTTCCGTCTATTAAAAATACATCTACTAAGAAGTCAGATACTAAACTATCTTTATTTAAATAACCTGGTACATTTGCAGCACCATACCATTGTTCTGCGGTTACATTAAAACCGGTAGAGTTTGCAGCTGATGCTTTTCTTACAATAACTGAAACGGGATTTTGTCCTAAATTAGTAAAGTCCAATAAATCATTAGTAGTTGAAGAACTAAATTGTAATTTATTTGCACCTACATTGTCTAAGAATGAATCTGAATCAGGATAAAAGAATTTATCTCTGTTGTACATTTTTTGATATTCTCCTAAGGCTCCAGCATTATCCTGAACTTCAGGCGTTGCTGCTGTACCAAATTTAATATACTCTACCTTATCGGCAGCTGTTAAGTTTAATAGATTAAGTGCAAGAATTGGTCCTCTTTCCAATGCAGCTAAACAGCTTCTGTGGAAAAATGAGTCCTTTCTTTCTAAGTTTCTGTCAATATCACCATATACTTGTTTAAAGAATGAGGTGTCAGGTACAAATACCGGAGTATTAAAAGGACCTGTTTTAGAGAAACCGACAATTAATCTTGTCTGATTAGCAGGAATACTAACTACTTGAGATTTATCAAATTCAAATCTGTAAGTACCTGCTGCTTTAATCGAAGCGATTTTCGGATCTAGTGCCATCTTATATTATTTTTTTTATTTGCTTTTTTTATATATCCAACTACCTGTAACTTTTTATACTAAGTCATAGATATCAAAATTCAGCTGGCCTCCTTTTGCATCTTGCTCTAAGATAGTATCAATTTTATCTTGAACATTCTGCTCAGCCACATCATGAATCTCTTCAGCAAAATCGGAAAAGTCTAATGTAAAAAAGAATTCAGAACTATTTATGCATGTCATTATTAGATCATCATGACCTAATTGCCCAGCATATGTGCCATTCGGTAACTTACCAAATGTTGCTGCTTCATAAACGGTTTGCTTATCTTTTAATATAATTCTATTTTGTGTAATATATTTTTTAAAGTTTTGACAAAATATAGGTTTGTTATCTTTTTTAACCTTTAAACCAAATTGTTTTGTTTTAGCATCTATTCGGTGCTTAAACTTTACAACAGATTCTTCATCAAAATCATTTCTCTGCGGAAATACGGTTTCCATTCTTTTTATTAATTCACCCCCAAATAAATTCCACTCAATAATTAGTTTTACATTTTCAGAGTAAAAAACATCATAAGCTAAAATATAAAGAGCTTTTGCAAATTCTTCAATAGTATGGTCATTGCTTCTAAATCTTCCAACCTGTCTAATTCTATAAAAATCAATAAAGCTACCTGGGGATGTAACCTTTTTCCAATCTGCTTCATCCATAAGTTCTATCTTAAAGATATTTATAATAGAATAATCACCACCAGTACCTTCAGCAATATCAACAGAAAAACACCAGTAATTTTCATCTTCTTCAGCATCATCTAAATTAAAACTAGGATCCCATAGTAAACCAGAATAATCTACTTGCTCATCTTCAAACTCAATTACTTCTCTATGTACAAAATCTATTTGATTTGTTGTTAATTTTTTAAGGCTATCAGCACCTAATAGTAATGATGATCCTGCTATAAACTGATTTCCATATTGTCTATTGAATGCTTCATCACTACCTAAGTTAGCAACTTCTTGCTTCATCCATGCGTCATCTCTTCCAGGTACATCCCACCAATCAACTCGGAATGGTGTATATTCACTTAATCCTTTATCAGCAGCAGTATATATGTCATAGAATTTATTAAAGCCATTAGGTGTACTTGTTATTATTACTTTTGAGTTTGTTGATGCGGATACCGTTGGATACACGTTTTCATAAAAAGTATCAACAAAGTTTGCAGGTATATGCGCAAACTCATCCATAAATAATAAATGAATAGTAAAACCGATTGCTGCTTTCTTTGTAGTTGTCTGACCAATTATTCTACAACCGTTATCAAACTTAGAATTAAATACATCCCATTTAAGTGTACCAGGTTTTAAAAAGAAAGGTAGATGCTCTAATATAGTTTTACCTTTATCAATAATTTCTCTTGTAGTTGCGCCTTTGTTTGAAAGTATTAAAGAATTCTTATCAAAATTAAATAATGAATACCAAGCAATAAAAATAGATGAGCAAATTGTTTTACCTACTTGTCTACTTGCTAAACATACATTAAATCTTTCTGCTTGAAATTGCCTTAACATATCTTCCTGATAAGGTCTTAAATTAATTGTCTGTAAACCATGATCGGTCATTACAGTACAATATGTATTTGCAAAGTATACAATATCTTTTGCACACTTTTTAATTTCTTTTATTTCTTCAGAAGAATAATTAAATACAATATTACCTTTTCTTAAATTAGGATTACCTTCATAGAATGGAGTAGAAGCAGGTTTATAGCCTTCTTCTATTGCAAACATTAACTGTTCCACACTTTCACTTGACCATGAAAATGCTTGTTTAGCTTTACCAACATTAAAATCAAATCCTGCGCTAGGTGCTTGTGGTTTCTGTGCCATCTTCTTCTATTACAGCAAGAATATGATTTATATGAAGGATTTCAAACTTATTTCCATCAAACGTGTATTCAGTACCCTTGCCTATTGTTTTTACTATTTTATCACCTTTCTTTACCTCAAGGTTATTGGATGCCTCAATTACTAAAGCTATCCTATTATATTTTTCTTCAGGAATAATTAATCCACTATCAGTTATTCTTTCTCCTTGCTCTATTTCCTGTGTAAGAATGTAATCATTCTTCATTTTCATCACTATCGACATCTTGTATATCTTCTTCGTTAATTGTTTCTTGTAATGCTCTCATTAAATCTTTAGTACCTCTTGACTTAACACCGCTTTGTTTTTTATTGCTACTGCTCTCTGAATTTCCATGATAAACATCAATATCCCTAGAAGTCTTTTTGGCGTTTTCTTCAATAGCCACCATGTACATAGTTTGACTTTTAATAATATCTAATAAAGTTCTTTGCAAATCACTAAGTACCTCAAACATTCTTGGTGAAACATCACCTTCATTAATAATATCCATTAATGATGAAATTGCAATCTCACTATTTTCCATTTGTCTTATAAGCATTCCTAAAGCATATTCATCTAAATTAGATTTTGCTTGAATATATTCATGCTCTGCAATAATCTCTTCACTTAAATAAAACTTAAGTAAACTTGACATTACTTTTTTAGCTTTGCCTTTTGCCTTAGTTAATGCAACTGCTTGTGTACTTTCTAACCTAACTTTAGGTAATTCTGGAGTTTCATCTAAACCTGGTACTTCATCTGGTAATTCACTAAGTAAATCACCTATACTGTCTCTAAATTTATCTTTTGAGTTATCTTCCATTAATAAGTTATTTGTAATATATATTCCAGGTTATCTGGCATCCGTTACATCTTGAAGCATTAATTCAGGTGATGCATTATCTAAAAGTAAAGTAAGATGAGTATCTTTAACTACATACTGACTTAATATTAATTCTTGTAATTCTTCCTCTATTGGTTTTTTCCAAATTCTTATATTAGTTAAATCTGTTTCACATCCTAATACCTTCCAACTGTTGTTATCTATTACCTCAGCTGGTGTATATACTTGTGTGTTATTATAAATTAGATTTAAATTTGCAGTCATCTCTGGATTAGGCTGAGTTGAATTTTCTATAGTGTTGTATAAAAATAATCCTAACTGTCTTGCGGTTGCGTTTAAATTAATTACTATAGCATACCATTTATTATTGATAAAAGGTTTTGTAATTTTCCATTTATAATAGGTTTCATTAACTTTCATAATAAACCAATTAGATGTATATGTAAATGACACATATTGAGTAGGAGGTAATAAATCATTTTCATAAATCATAAAATTATTGCTTGCTTCTTTATTAAAACTAGGTGAACTTGTTGTTAAGGTATCATTAATGTATTTTTCATCAATAACAATTGAATCACCTATAACTTCAATTACTTTAGAAATTCCATTGTATGATTCTGTTCCTCTTATGTTTACCCAATCGCCAACTGATATAGCATTACCGAATGTAGGTAATTTTGCACTATTAAATTGGGTCTTCCCATTTTTATTTACAATTGATAAAATAAGTACATTGTTTCCTATGGGTTTTATAAACTGAGGTCTCACCCAAAATGTAAAGGCCCTGTCTTCTTCTTTCTTCCAACCTCCTTCATATTGATATTTCATAGAAACATTTCCATTTTTAATTGAAGATAATTTGTAATGATATTTTGAAATAATTGTCCATTCATTATAAACATTTTCTTCCTTTATAACTAATCTCTTATCTAATGATCTTCTAACATAATCATTACATTGTGTACCTATAGTCTTATATTGATTATCTTTTATTACGTCTCTAAATTCATTTTCTCTTTCTACTCTAAACTTATCTTCTACATTTGAAATTAGTGCATCAGTATCAGCCTCGGCCTTTTTGCTATCTGCCGTATTTTCAAACATCACAGCAGTTCTTTTTTGATAAGGTACTAAGCTTACCCTCCAATAAGATCCTGCATACATAAAATCATCAGCTTCTGCGATTGCATCAACCTCATACATTCTATTCATATAATCTTTAAAATATAAATAGTCTCTCATTTCAGGTTTAGATCCTAAACCAAAGACAGCCTCAAATGCAGATTTAACAATATGTATTTCAAACTGAACCGGAAAATCCATCATCATAGGATTAAATTGAATCTCTCTAGTTGGGAGTTCGTTGTCAGGAATTAAAATTTTAACCTCAGCTTCTTTAATAACATCAAATAAAGAATATTCTTTTAGGATAACATCACGGCTTCTTTGGTCTGCTTTTGTTTTAAAATAGTCAACACAAAAACCAAACATGTTTGATGTTATAGCTGATAATTGATTATACATTGATGAGGCTCTAGATAAGTCATAAGGATTCCAAGCTTGCCCACAACAGTCAACAACTAAATTAGGAGTACCTATACACCCCTCAGATCCACACTCAACTTGAGGTACTCTACAAATTACACCACCATCTGTTACTAACTCTAATGCAATAGATTCGAATTCTAAAGTTCCATCGCCTACTTGTTCATATCTATATTGTACCCAAAATGGTTTATTTGGATTTAGCAATAAAGCTTCTAGATTCGCATTAGAAAGTGTTATATAATCCGAATATGTTACACCATCAGTTCCCCACCTAAATTGTTTATTATAAAAGGTGCTTGTAGTTTCACCTTTAGTAATATCAGTATATCCTATTACTTCTACTACGTTTTTATAAGGTTCTTGTAAACTAATTAATATAGCATCGCCGTTGGCGTCTGTTGTTCTTCCATTAACTGCCATTAATTATGAATTTATTTGTTGGTCTTTTTTGTCAATCTTCTTTGCCCAGATTTTATCAGCAGATGCCAACCCTAAGCCACCAACACATATAGCAGCTACCGCATTGACTAATGATGGTTCTACTGGATGCTCAGTATAAAGATTAATAAAAAGTGCTGTACACAAAGAAAGACCTGCGACTATTCCAATAAATCTTTTAGATGAAGGTGTACCTTTTTCATCTCTTAACAATCCACTAAGCCAACTAATTATCTTTTTCATATACAAACATTATTTGTTTATATATTCCATCAATAAGGTGTATAGTCGGTTTTTACAACTAAGATAGGATCATCTTCTTCTAATTTAGAATCAATATGATCAATCATGTGAAATGTGGTTAGCTTACCTTCTATTTCCATAGAAGTTAAAATATCTATAATAGCCGTGGCTTTCATATAAAAGTATGGCTTTCTTTCAAGATATTTATTTTTAAGAATTTTAAAATCTATAAGAGTTTTATTAAAAAGATCTAATTCTTTCCTATCTAATAATTTTGTTAAATCAAAAATACCTTCAAGTATGCTAAAATGAAAACTTACTACATTAAACCCGGCTTCATTTTTTATTAGCCTAGAGTATTTTTTATCATCGTTAACTTTGATAGTTAAAAATTCAAGGTTAGGTAACCTATTAAATATAGAACATAAGAAATAGACAGAATTAGGTTTTACTGCTGGATTAGGTATGTAACCAAAGTCTTCAGCCTTTTTAATTATATTAAGTACCCTTTTGCTTGTTTTGATTGCAGTTAAAAAAGATTCCTTTTTAACAATATACTCTCCATCTACCTTGGAGATATTTTTACATTCTTTTTTTACTCTACTTATAAGTATGCTATCAAAATAATCATACTTAAATAAAGTAAATGAAATGTGAGTTGGTATTCCTAATTCAAAAGTATTATCAATTAACATCATTACCCATTTGTTTTTCTAGTATATCTATCGATGTCTGAACTAGTAATGGGTCGTGTTTTAGAGCTTCTTTGTATTCTCTTTCTCCTATTTCGTTAAATTTCATATAAAGTTCTAATGCCTTTGGGTTAGGATTCCATTCCTTTGCCTTTTGTTTTGCAGACTTTTTTACTTTAGTATAAATAAAGCCTGGTACTCTATTAAATTTAGACGAAACTAAACGCCATGCTTCTGCTTGGCCTACGGGATCTATTTTAAGAGTATTAAAAAGATTTGCCTGAACAGGAAATTTAATACTCATAAATCTATTAGTCATAAATGAATTTTTAGATTTATCATAATTTGTAACTTTGTCCCAGTGTTCATCCTTACCGAAAAGAACTTTTATATAATCAAATAATTTCATTGAGTTATTTTATATTTATTATATGAAGAAATTGTAAAAAGTTTAAAAAATCTTATCTTGTTTTTTACCACCTTTTATAAAAGACATATCATCAGAATCACTATCATCATCTTTAAAGAACGAAGCCTTAAAAGAACTATCAGTTTCTTTTGAGTATTCAGTATTCTCTAAAATAGATTTCATTGTAGATATCGTTTTTAATTGCAAACCTTTTACATTCATTTTTGATTCTACTGATTTAAACATTTCATCTAAGATACCTTCTGGTATTGATTCAGCAGCAAGTACCATAAGATTGACGTTGGATTTTAGATTAGTAATAATCTGTTCTCTACTCATATGTTTTGCATTCATAACTCTTACAGTCATATTTGCAAGGTCAGTAATATACTCATCATTGTAAAGATACATATGAGATAAGTGACCATGCTTTTCTTTGAACTCAGCGATGATAGCAGTTGCCTTATTTTCGCTGATTCCGTATCTCCTATTACCTTTTTTATAATAGTAAGCAGGTGGTACATTATCACCAGCATCTCCTGTGAGTACTTTACGGAAACGAAAGTCTTCAGGGTCAACTTCTATAATAGAAACCTTTTTCTTTGCGACCAATGCTTTAAGTAATTTCTTAGCCTGATTCTCTGGTGATACAGAAGTTTTTAGTACATCAAATATATCATCAGATTGTTCTTCTTCAGTTTGAGAATCCATCCATTCAGAAAAACCTTGGTAAGTATATAATTTTTTATGAGCTGGGGAAAATAGAATAGTATGAGTATTATTATTTGTACTCTTATCTACTAATTGAACTAAGTCTCTATCACCAGTAAACATAATAACTGATTTGTCATTTGCAAGACATTCAGTATTCCATGCATACATTAGATCATCTCCTTCAGCACCGTCAATTTTAGAAATAATAACACCTTGCTTAGATAGGATAGAAATAAAGTCTGCTGTTGCTTTTGAAAAGTTCTCCCAGTTAAGAGCATCATTTTGTTTACGATTACCTTTATATTCTGCCTCTGGGTAAAAGTCCTTTCTCCATGATCTTGAATCTACCGTCCAAACAACCTTATCGATAAGACCTTCAAATAATCTGATTTGATATGCAAAGTCAGTTGCCAATTTTTTGACAAAAGTTTGTACGTCTTCATCTGTACCTAATAGACCTGCTTTTTTAGATCTGCTAGGAATTACATATAAGGTCCTAAATAGAAAATAATTTCCATCTATAACAAATGTATGTCTGCCTGTTTTTTTCATATTATGTGTTATTTAATTTAATTATAACAAGTTTTAATTAATACTGAAAGAGGAACCTAATACAATTTTCTCGCATTCTTCTTTACTTAATTTTGATTGCCTTAAATCATGATATCTTTTAACTGCTCCACCTAACTCCATCCAATTAGGAAACTTTTCTATTAGTGCTTTTAAGAATTGTGATCTCATACTCCATTTAATATTGATTGCAGTTCATAAATACAAGCAAGCATTGATACTGCAGGATCAATTACTTGTTGTCTTTGTGCTTGGTACTTTGCCACAGTTATAATTATCTGCGGAATAAATTGAATATATGATTGCCTATCTTGTTTTATAAACTCGATAAACTCAGCACCTAAAGAAGATAAAACATCATCAGATCTATTTGCATAATTTGATAACATATATTGATAATTTTTTACAGGATCTTCTCCATCTATAACCAAATCATAAATGTCTTTATATACTGAACTAAATTGTTTTATATTTTCAACTGTTATTGTTTCTACACCTTGTGATTTGAATCCCTGTAACTGATTTAACATATTTCTTAAATCAGGAAACTTTCTTTTTACTAATTCAACCGCTGCATGTTTATCAATCCCAATACCTTCTTCTTTACATATTTGAAAAATCCTCATAATGTAACTTTTCATTATTTCAGTTTCTTCTTCTTTACTAAAATCAAAATCAATCATTTCAAATCTTGACTGAATTGGATCTGGTACTTTATTAATATAATTACATGTTGCAACGAATCTTGCATTTACAGCAAATTGATCCATAGTAGCTCTTAATGCTTTAAAGAATTGATCAGATACACCGTCAATCTCATCAAGAATAATAACCTTCATTTTTCCTGGTTCATCCATTATAGAACGATTAGCACAAAAATCAGTTATTCTATTTCTTACAATATCAACAGATGTATCAGTTGACGCATTAATGTATAAATAAGGATGCTTAAAATGTTTTACTAATGCCTTTGCAGCAGATGTTTTGCCGGTACCTGGACTACCGTGTAGTAATAAATGTTGATAAACCCCTTTGCTTAATTTTTCACCAACTCTCTGTGGTGTAATTAAATCATCTAAGGATTGCGGCCTGTACTTCTCTGTTAATAGCACGTTTTGGATATTCTTCATATATGAGTTAGATTTATTTTTATATGGAAAAAATAGCATTTGTTTTAATGTAAATAAATAAAAAAATACACCAATGAGAAGAACGAGAAAAATAAGAAAGATTGTTAAGGTTACTGTGCCAGCTAGCCAATCTGCAAATTCACAGAGTAGAATATCTAGAGGTAATACACGAAAGAATAATATCATAAAGGTAAATTCCCCTACACAAGTAGAAAGACGGTCATCGCATAACATTCCTAAAAATGCTCATAAGCATTATAGTAAAGTAATTCCATTATGGAAAGGTGAGACTGTTTATATTATTGGTGGTGGACCATCACTAAAAGGATTTGAGTGGAATAAACTTAGAGGTAAAAAAACTATTGCATTAAATAAAGCTATACAATTTTGGCCAGAAGCCAATGCAGTTTATTGGACTGATGGTAGAGTTTGGTCATGGCTTAAAAATGATATAATAAAATTTAAAGGCAAAAGATTTACTCTAGCACCAAGATCTTATCCATGCGAAGTAACATTATTAAAGAGAGGGAAAAAACTTGGCATAGAATGGTCAGCTGATTCTATAGCTCATGGTAATAATAGTGGAGCTGCTGCAATTAATTTAGCAATTCATCTTGGTGCAAAAAGAATAATACTTTTAGGATATGATATGGGAAGACATAATAAAGAAAGTCATTTTCATGAAGGCTATCCTACTAAGGTAACTGCAGATAATATTTATAAAAATCAATTTTTACCTGCGTTTGATGCTATTAGCAAAGATATTAAAGGGAAAGGTATACAAATTTTTAATGCATGCCCTACAAGTAAATTAGGCGTGTTTAGAAAAATAACAATAGAAGAATCATTAGCCTTTTGATGACCTACGGACATAAGTCATAAACTCCCTCTGTTCGCCTTTTAATAAAGATTTACAGTGTTTCAAAAATCTAACAGATGAATCTATTATTCTTTGATCAACTCTGTTATTCCGTGAGTTATGAGCTTCTGAACATTTACTACATACAAAGTTTTCAACTTTTTTAGAATCCATTCTAGATTTTATCTCAACTTTACAGATACCACAATTCCAATCTACTAAATCCGAATCTTTTTCTAATTCTTTAATATTTGTAAAAGTTTCTCTAAAAGGATTCCAAAGTATACGGTTAGGATTCTTTTCATGTTCATTCATATCCTCAACCTTAAATATAATCTCAAAAGCATTCACATCAGAATCTAACCATTTCATATGATTATTTTCTAATAAAAGTTTTTGCTTTAAAGGAGGCAGATTCTCTAATAGAATACCATGCCTCCTTTTATACCATCCAAAGTTTATCTTACGGACTTTATACATTATTCATTAACCTTCTAAACTTTTCAGAAACAGTTTCTTCTAGTGGATTAAAAGATTCTGGTAATGCAGCTAATTTCTTTTTAGCATCTGCTTCCTTTCTCTTAAGTCCAGCAATATCTTCTTTACTATCTTCAATTGCCTTTTGTAACTTTTGAACTTTTTCATCAGAACCTCTACCAGTTTTTAGATCTCTTTTAGCCTGTTCTAAATCTTTAGTAGCTTTATTCATTGTAGTTCTTTCAGTTTCTATGTTATCATTAAATGCTTTAATATCAGCTTCTAATTTTGCGCCTGGATCATCAGGAGTATTATCATCAACTTCCGTATCATCGTTTGTGTCAGTTTCAGTCTCCGTTTCAGTATTAGCATCTGGATCAAGTGCCTTTACCTTTTTCATTATTTCTCCAATGTCATCCCCTAGTCCTTGAAATAATTCATCATTAGCATCTAACTTAGCTTTTTTCTGTTGAGCTTGTTTAAATTTAATCTCTGCTTGTAATTTGGCTTTTTCATCATCACCATCTTTTACAGCATCATATGCAGTTTTAGCTTTAGTAATCTCAGCCTCGGCCGCTTCTTTAGCCTTATCAGCTTTTTCTTTATCTAACTTTTCCTTTTCTGCTTTAGCAGCCTTTTCCTTTTCACCTGGTAATTCAACCTGTTCTTTATCTCCACTATCAGATTCATAATCTTGAAGATCTTTTTTAGCATCAGCTGCTTTACCTGCTAATTTTTTAATTCTTATCTTAAGCTGTTTTGATTCTTCACCATCTGCTGCCTTCAGCGCGGTTTCTGCTGCTGCTAGGTTTGATTTTGTAGTTGCAATAGTTACCACTGCTTTAAGTGGATCTGTTGTAGCCAGATCTTTCATTCTTTGGCTAATTGCAGATGCTTTATCTTTTAGAGCTTGATTCTTAGCAGCGTTTGCAGCTTTTAATGTATCACTAGTCTTTTTATCTAATTCTCCTTTGGATGCTTGTTTCTTCTTTTCATAATCAACATTATTTAAAGCTACTTGAACTTTAGTCTGTTGATACTTCTTAGCATTATTTTTAATCTTCTTATATTTAATAGGATTACTCATAATACCTTTAATATCGGTAATACCTTCATCTACATTCTTAGTGTTAGATTCTGCTATAAACTCATTATATGATTTTACTCTTTTCATAGTTAGATTTAATTTTTTTATATATTCAACTTATATAAGACAAAAAAGGTCCGCCGTTAAGCGAACCTTTCTTAAAGTAATATTAACTATTGTTAATTACAGGATATTAACTCCAGCACCGAAGCTGAATCCAATTGTGTAATACATAGTTTCTGGGTGGAATCCAGCGTCTACTAAAGCGAATCTAGATTTAACCGCGATTTTAGGAGCCATAGTTCCTTCTGCGATTGTTTCAACAGATTCAGCCATTAAGTAAGGCATGAATACTAAACCAGGAGAATTACCATCACCTTTTCTACCTACAGCAACTCTATAGTCAGTCCAAGCCATGTTTGGATCAACATAAATAGTTACACCAGCCAACGCGCCAATTGGATATAAAGATCCACCAGCTTGGTTGATTGTGTTAGATAAAGGATATGCAATAAATCCTGCAACATCCTGAAGTGCCGTAGCAATTTCTCCAGAAGTTACTGCGAACGTAGCAGGTCCTCTTCTTCCTCTTGTAGCAATTAGATTAGATGCAGCAAGAATCTTAGTATACAACCTACGTTGTAATGATCCTTGTGTTTCTCCACCTGTTCCAATAACAGTTACAGCTGTAGCTATTTGCACTGCAGCGTTAGATCCAGAACCTGGTCCTAAGTCAATGTTAACAGCGGCACCACCACCAGCAGCAGTTTGGAAATTAGCAGATAGGTTTAAAGTATCAACAGCAAACGTGTTAGCAGCGTTAGTAGCTCCATTTCTGAAGATTCTGTCCAAGATGTATTTGTTGATAGATTGAGTTAACTCATTTACCAATACAGCTTCTACTTGAGCAACAGCATCAATTCCGAATTGCTTAAGATCCTGAACTTGTTCTCTAGTTACAGCGGCAGCAACTTGGAAAGTTTTTGCAGCAATAGACTTATTGAATAAGCTTAGTCCCATAATGTTATCTGGAGTTGATTCCCCAACACCTCTTTGGTATGGATCAGTTCCGTCAATACTCTCAGCAGTAAAGCTAGGAGCAGCGTTAGCAACGTTAGATGATTCAAAAGCATTACCTGAGAAACCAGAAATATGGTCTTCTAAAGCTTTTACTAATTCAGCAGCACCATCCCATTCTCCAGCTACATCAGCAGCTAAACAAGAAGAAAGATTATAGAAATCTACATTATCAGCAATAGAAGTATAAATTGGCTCATATCCTACTTCACCTTGTTGGTAAGGAGCAGGAGTGTTAGCGAATACCGCAGCAGCGTTATCGTTACCTCTTACTCTGAAGATTGACTTTCCATCGATTCTTGATAAACCAACAAAAGTTAATTCATAAGGAGCAACAGAAGTTCCAGCAGCAGCAGTTACAGCAGCTTGAGCAAAAATTACATCATCGACAGCAAGTGCTAAAGCAGCACCACCTACGGCAGTAATTCCACATTTAATTAATAAAGGTGCAGAATCAGTAGCTTTACCACCTGCATCTTGTATTCTACCTCCACCATATACGAAGTCTAGGTAAGTTAATACTCCCATAGGACCTTGCATTGGTACAACTGGTACTAAGTCTAAACCTACAGTCTGAGCAGCAACTTGCATAGCAAGTGGTAACAAAGAAAATGGTCTATCTCCAGAACCTGGAGTCATACCGTTGTTGAAGTTGTTCATTGTAGTAGGATCACTAGGAAAAGACGTAGCGTTCATACCTTGAACATTCATGTTTGGATTTAAGTGTACAGTATTATATACACTTTCATTAAGGTTATGGTAATGGCAGTACTTAGACATCCAAGATAACTTAGACTTTTCAGTAATTCCAGTAGCCTCCTCAATGATTGGGCCCCAAGTCTTTTGAACCTCGGCCTCATTGATTAATTGATTTGCGTACATTTTTAAATTTTATTTTCGCATTTTGGAATTTTTCAATTCCGGTTTTTAATCGCCTCGGTCCTTTTCTTCTTGACCATTCGATTAATATCTTTTAGATTAAATGATTATCTATTTAATCTGAATTTCATTTTGTTTACTAAGTCAGTTGCAAAAGATTCATTTACTAATGGTTCTTTTTTGTTTGCAGACTCAGCAGCAGTTTTACTTTCATTAATAGATTCTGTTACTATTTGAGAACTTCTTAAATCTCTCGTTGCCCAGAAATTATTAATTCCATATTGATTGCCAACTGGGTGAAACCTTGATTCTGAAATAATTTGACCTTGTCTTGCCTCAGAAAGGTTATTCCACTTTTCTTTAAATTTTTCTGGCATATCAGTAACTACATCTAATTCATTTTTCTTTTCAATAAAATTAGATTCCCAAATATTTTCAGCTTGTATAGTTGACATAATTGGTTTAGAATTCATTGATTCTACAATCATAGCTTGCTTCTCTGTAGATAAAGAATTAAATTCATTCTTTTTAGATTCTCCTAAGAAATTCATAAAGTGCATTTCAGATACATTCTTAACTTCAGCAGCTGCAATTAACTTTTCTAATTTTTCTTCAATAGAATTTTTATAATCTACAGTCTCATGAGTTTTACCACATGATTCACACATTTCTTTTAATTTTGCTTTATCTGCGTCAGGATACTTTTCACAAACTTGTTCGTAAGTCATACCTTCTCCCATACATTTTGAAACTTCTTCCATTGTTGGAGTTGCACCTTCCATTTTACCGTATTCATTAACAGTACCTTCGTTAATTGAATCAGCCTTTGGTGTATTAATGTTTTCAGCAATGTATTCAGAATACTTAATACTCTTATCTACATTTTCTCCAAGATATTCAGAATAAGCAATATTCTGATCAACCTTTTCAGCAACATATTCTGAATAATCAATACTCTTTTCTACGTTTTCAGCAACATAGTTAGAATATTGAATTCCTTTGTCAGCCATCTCAGCAACATGCTCTGCGTATTGAATACTACCATCAAGCTCTTCAGCTAAATATGTAGCATAATCTTTAATTGAATTTACATTCTCTGCTAAGTAGTCAGAGTAAGAAATATTTTTGTCTAAGTTTTCTGATAAGTACTCAGCATAATCAGTAACCTGATTTACTTTATCTGCAATATGCTCAGTGTACTTAATAAGTTTTTCCATTACCTCATCATTATTAGAATTAGTAGATTCTTTAACATTACTTAGAACTCCAGATACATATTCAGTATACTTTTGAAAATCTTCGACGGATACATAGTTTTTATTTTCCATTGTTAGATCTTTTTTATTATTGTTGTTATTTTCAGTTTCTTCCATTTCGTAAATTAATATGCCATCGTCATTGCTTAGGCCAAAAGATTCATTTACTCTAGACAGTTCAGCATTTTCAAAACCAGGATCTGCGACCAAGTCATAAGTAAAAAACTTTTTAATTTTAACTTTACCATTTTCATCTACTGTACCAGCAGCTCTACTTGAAATATGTAAAGGAATACCATCTTTAATAAGAGCTTGCGCTTCTTTACCTTTAGAAGTATTTAATAATCTTATTTTACCAATAACTTGTTTTTTATCTTTATCATAATCTAAAGATTCTACAACATGAGAGACGTTAGCCAAACTAACATCAAAATCCTTAGGATGGTCTAATTCTCCTAAAAGCTTATTGGTCTTAACCTTTTCCTGTAATTCATTAATGTGAGGCATTACTTCTTTCTCCTCATAAATTCGGTTATTCTTGTTCTTGACATCAAACTCAGTAAATACACCTTCTAATACAACTGAACCGTCTTCACCGGTGGTTATATCTAAATTTGATTTCTGTCTTTCAAGAATTAATAATTTTTTTCCTGACATTTTCTCTAGTTATTTGATTTATATATTATAAGTTCTGTAAAGTTTTTATTAGAGGTCTGCTAATGGATCTTCATCTGCTGCTCCCTCTTTCTTCTCAGGTTTAAAATCTGCCTTATCAGCACCTAAAAGGATCTTTTCAATATCTTCATCTGAATAATTTTCCTTCTCTAAATCAGCCCTTTCTTTTGCTCTAGCATTAGCCTTTAAATCTTCACGAGTAAATCCACCATACCTCTTAACCAAGAATCCTAAATCGAAGTATGGAATTTCCTCCATTTCAGCAGTCATGGTACTTAATTGAGTTTTTAGATTACCAATAAAATCAACTCTTTTTGTTTGTAATTCCATTTCTTTCATTTCTTCAAAAACATTATCCTTAACGAAATTAAGACCTAAACCAGATTTAAAAGAAACATCATTTTTTAATTCAGGGTGATTAAGACACATTTGAAGATACATAGGTTTAACAAGTACTTCCTGGAATATAGATCTTAACCTATCAACAAATTTAGAAAATTTAATTTCATCTCTTAGCATTCCACTAGCATCCATATCATAAGTATTACCACCTTCTTTATCAAACCTAGAAAAAGGTATTTTAGAAGCTAATTTTAATCTATCTGCAAAATACTTAAGAGATTCTGTATCACCAAGATCTGGTCCATCACCACCAATTGTACTAATCTCTGGAGATTCGCCATCTTTAGAAGGTAACCAGTATTCTTTATTGAATGGCATCATTGGTTTACCGTTAGTTACAATTTCACCACTCTCTTGATTAAAATCAACAACCTCTCTATACGAATTCATTAATGAAGCTAGAGATTGTTTTGCTCTTGTTTTAGATTTACCACCTACCGGTATAATAAATTGGGTTTTAAATGAAGCATTAGAAACAGCCCAGATAATTCTAGTAGTTTCCATAATTCTTAAAAGGTTAAATGATCTTATTAATCTTTCAACATAAGATATTCTCATTGGTGAATTAACCTGAGAATATGAAAGGTATATAATTTGTGAATCCCATAACTTTCTTTCTTTTGCACCCTGTCCTTTATATTGTACCCATTGCTTCTTTCCAGTGTCAGTATCAATACCAGGCATTAATGAAATAGGGTCTAATTCCTTAAATCCTATAATCTCCGTCTGTTTATCATTATATACTATCTCAAAGGCAAGGAATCCGTCTACTAACCATTTCCTAAAATAATTCCAAGGCTGAACTGAATCGTTAAAACCAAAATAATTATAAAGGTTATTATATACATCACCAATTTCATCTTCAATAGAACTTGCAATATGTCCATGAAAATCAGAGTATGCCATAAAATTAGATTCATCAAATACAATTGCTTCATCTGTAATTACATCTAGGATATCTTCTATCTCATCTTGTACCGCATATTGTCTAAGCTCATCTCTCTTTCTTTCATAATCTCTATCAAAAATAGAGATATTCTTTTTCATTGTAGTATCCGTTAATGATAGAGCAGCAAATGCACTATACATATCATCAGCGTCTGAGCCCATTGGATTAAACGTATAACCCATTTGGTTTTCAGTAAACCCTACTGCACGTGAATTACGAATGATCATATCATCATAAGCCATGCCTAAATTAGAAAGATCCTTTAAAATCTTCCTTACTGGATTACCTGTACTTAAGGGTCCTCTTCTGTCAGTAAAACCTGCCATATTGTTTTATCTTTTATTGTTTATATATTCTTGTAATATAATGCTTGTGCTTCATTAATATTTCCACCAAAGAAATGATTTTGATTGTTTACAGCACCTATATACCAATCTTCATAACCTAACATTCTAGGTTTTCTCATTCTATCTAATCTATACTGTCTAACTGCATAAGTAAGATTATATTTTCTACCTAGTGATTTTTTTAAATTATCATATGTAAATTCATTTAACCTAGGTTGAGCCATAGGATTACCTGGTGCCTTATTTATTGCAGAAGTGATCGTACTTTTAAATGATTTAAAAACATCAGAAAGAAAAGGTATTCTAGCATCATAAGGAATGTAGTGGATGTTTACACCTAATTGATGATCATTGTCACTTTTGCCTAAACCTAATACTAAAGGATAAGTATCATAGAAAGTTTCGTCTGGAGTAAAATATTCAAAAGAATACATCTTACCGTTATCTAATAATCCTTTTGCGATACTCCCAATACCACTGAGGTCTTTTTCAGATTGTTTGGATGCTCCAGACCTCCCTTTATAATCTGCGAGGTAAATATCTAAATCTTCTTGAAAGGATCCTATTATTGCCATTAGAATAATTTTGAGTCTTCTGTTAAAAGCATTACTTTAAAATTTCTTTGTTTAGCCATTTTATTTAATGCTTCAGTTTTACAAAGGTTTCTAACATAAGTTTCATAACCATGTTGAAAGTTTTTTAATGCCTTTGCTGTTTTTCTTTTTGGTGCCTTTGGTTTTTGTAATTGTGCCTTTGGTTTTATTTCAACTACATATTCTTCTGTTATTCCGTCCTTATCCATTTTAATATAAAAATCAGGATAATAATTATGAAACTTTTTATCTAGCATATTAAAATATTTTATAGAAAAAGGTTCAGATGCCCATTTTATTACATCTTCATTGTGGTCGCACCAATGGCAAAATTTTCTTTCCCAACTACTTCTATATATGATAGGATGAGGTCCTATATACTTTTGAGGATTTATAGGATTATAATACCCTTGCTTAAATCCGGACTTAGAAGTAGGCTTTACCTTTTTGATGCTCATTTAAAAATTATATTGTATAAATCCCATCACTGTCAGCACTACCATTAATTGATACAGTACCAGCATATTTCCTAGGATGTAATTTATTCCAACCTTTTGCAAACCCCCTTTTACATATTTCAGTAAAATAAGCAAATGCATTAGTAGATTTTTCAGGGTTAAAGTTTCTCCAATATTTAAATAAGTCCATATAAGCAGATGCTATACAGTCTTGTCTATCATCAGGATTTGCATATGATAATTTTCTAGAACATTTGTCTGCCAATAACATTAGAAATTCCAATGCCTTTGGGGTTAATTCATCTAATTCTTTAGATTTAACTATTTCTTCAAGAAGATCCCTATTATTTAAGTAATTTCTTTTTCTTGCCATTTTGTAAATGTTTTATTTATTATTATATACAAAAAAAGCCGATAGTTTATTATTACTACCGGCTTTATTATTTTAGTAAAGAATATTAAATCTTAACATTCAGTTGACCTTTTGGGCAGATTGTAGATTTTCCACTTTTAGGATCAATACATTCTAAAGAATCATCATCTCCTAAAGAAGTATAATCTTCAGCACTTACCATAACTTCCTGGCCTCTTTTAAGACCATTTCCGTTTTTATTAATTTCAGCTTCAACAAAACCGTCGTTTAAATAATCGTTACGACTTTTTTTTTCTGTTACTGCTTCATCTTTCTTTTCATCTTCATCTTCATAATCTTCGCCGTCGTGTGTTTTAGACTTATCGCCTTTATTACCACCTAAGACAACTTTATCATATGCTTCATCTTTCTTTTCTTCATCTTCATAATCCTCATCACCTTTTTTGGTTTTAGACTTATCGCCTTTATTACCACCTAAAACAACTCTATCATAAGTTTCTTGTAAAGATTTTTCAAACTTAGAAATTTCTTCTTCTAAAAGATTCATTGCTTCTGTAAGTTCTTCAGTTTCGCCGAGTTTATTAATAGCTTCTTTTACCTTTGCTTTCTTTTCTTCTAAAAATGAAATCTTATCTGAAATATCAGATCTTGATTTTTCAACCTTAGCAACTTCATTATTTTCAGCAATTAGTTGTTCTGATAAAATTGGAGAAGCATCATAATTAATAAATTCTTTAACCAATTTAACTGTCTCTGTTGCAGATGATACAAATACCATTTCATTTACGTGCATTGCTGAATTAACTTTATTTACATAAATACCTTCATTTACATTAATCATAGTTAAACTAAGATTTTTGTATTCGTTTGATGTAATGTTAGTAAAATTATCCATTTCAGCAAGAAGATCTACAGATTCAAAGAATTTACATACTTTATCAATTTTCCATTGATTTCTATAACCGAAAAAGTTTAGAGCCATTAAAGATTCTTTTAATTCAATTATACTAGCATTTGTTAAATCATTACTTCCTAATTTAATAGTACCTTCAGTTAAATTGTATTCTAACGTTCTGTCATTACCTTCACCAAAAGTAACTAAAGTATTATTCATATTCTTAAACATACCTAAGCCTTCTAATATATCAAAGAATCTTGGATCTTTAACTTCAGCTTCAGTAATTGTTTTTCCGTCAAAGTTATAATTCTTTCCATGTAAGTGGAATGTTAATCCGTTTTCTGATTCTAAAACTGGTGAAAGAATAGTAGAAATAGTTCCACCTCCATTCGCAGTAGCTTTATTATCTTCAGCTTTCATTTCATTAAGAATGGCTTTACAATCCATTGACCATGGATTCTTAGCAGCTATAGTAGAAAATTTAGATTTAATAGTATCCGAAGACTCATTTAATAAACCTTCTAGGTCATTTACTAATCCTTCATACATTTTACCTTTTTGTGATTGTGTACGAGTGATAGCCTCAGTTACTCTGAATGACCATTTAGTATCTTCATAAGCTCCTGTAATATAAGATCTTAATTCTTTAATTGGATTTAACCAATCAGAAGAAGCTAATTTTGAATGAAGGGATTTTGCAATGTTAAACTTTAACATAGGGTTAACACTATTTTCTATCTCTTCACTGATAACTTCAGTTTCTTCGTTTTTAAATCTCATAGGGAATACCTTAAGAGATTCTTCTAAAATGTTGAGGGCATTCTTAGCAGAATAAGAAACTCTGGAGTTATCCGAATTCATTACCTTTAAAGCTTCGATGCTCTTCATAACATTTTCGTGCAGTTCAGCAATTGTAAATTTCATTTCGTTATGATTTTTTTGTTTATTATTATTTTCTGTAATTTCTGTTTGATTTCCTTTGAAGGCATTAATAGCACTCATTGCTAATTGTTGAGGAGTTCCCATACCTACAAGAATTGCAAGTACTTGTGAATCCGACATTGGTCCACTTTCAACTACTTTACCGTTTTTACCATCTAGTTTAGTTTTGCCACTCTGTGCAAATAAAACCCCAACAATATCAATTAATTGCTGTGGTGGCATATTAAGGTAAGGAGCATCAGTATTAATACCAAATTGACGGTCAATAGCACCATCTGCATAAACTTGAGTTTGTCCTTCTTTAATAACTTTTTCCATATTATAGAATTTGATTTGTTTTATATATTCTAAGAACTTAGAGTTAATTATCCTTCATCATTACTAGCATTACGATAAGTCTTACTAGCAGATGTTTCTGTCTGTGGTGGTGAAGAATCTATTTGTCTTTCATCAAACGGTCCACCAGCTTCTTTGCTCGTAGTACTATTAAATCCACTATTACTATCCATTGTTTTAATTGGTGCAACTTTTATATCATCGCTATTAAAATCGAACGTTTGAAATACCCCTCCAAAATAAATTCCCATATTGCCGTTGCTATCACATCTTAATTGGCCTACTCCACTTGAGCTAGGATTTGATTTTATAGCTTCCCTAGTAATAAAATCAATTTCAGGCAATAAAATACCACTTTCAAATACTGGCATAAATGATTTTAATTCCATATCAAAAGTAACTTGAAATTCCTTTTTATCATTAAGACCCCATTCAAATAATCTATCTTGTGAATAATCTTCTGGTACTGACATTGAAGCATTAACCCTGAACATGCCTAAATCTACATTAAATAACGTACCTTTATATAATTTACTCATAATAGAATCAGTAACTTTTAACATTTCTAAATTATTAGAACATATTATAGTTACACCAAATCCTATAGTTATAGGTAAAAAGTTGGTCATTAAAGAAAATGTTTTTAGAACACCATCCCATTCTCTTACAAACTCAGCTCTTGTAAATTTATTAGTTTGTTCATCTGCATTAATGGACATTGAATTCATCTGTATAATACCACGAGGTACAACTTCATAATCTCCAATTGCCTTTCCTGCTGCTTCAGCATCAAACATAAAATTATCTAAAAGAAATCTCTCATTACCAGAAATAGAATAAAAGAAAGGTACTTCAATTTTCTTTAAAGTATCTTCATCTATTTGATTATAATAATATACCTTTTTACTAAGCTCGGCTAACATGCCTACGGTTAGATACCGAAGTATGGTGTTATCTTTATTAAATTCTTGATTATATGCTGACATCTATTAGACTTTGTTTATATTCTATTTATCCAATAGATTCAATGTTAAATTCACTGAAGCCACCATCTTTAGTTATTTCAATCTTTTTATCAAAATACTCACTTGGTAAAACTGTATGATTGATAACAAAGGTATTAAGTCCTATATCTTGAATAGTGTTATGAAGTATATTAATTATGTGATGAACACCATCTGAATCAATAGAAGAAAATATTTCATCCAAGAATAAAATATTAAGAGATGGGAATCTAACTTTAATCATTTTCATTAATGCCATAATAATTACAAAATCAACCTTTTTCTTTTCACCAGTACTTAACGTCTTAGGGCTAATCTCTGTACCTAGATGATGTAATGAACAATAAAACTTTTCATTAAATCTAATACCAAAAGGTATGCCCATCTCCCGGCCCATTAAAAGAATATGATTATTAAACGAAGGGAGAATAGATCTTACTGCTAAGTTCTTAATTCCATTTTCACCCATAATATTTTCTAGGATAGTTAAATAATAATCCTCCCCTTCACTCTTTAACTTACCGGTTGATTTATCGTCTTTCCTAATTTTAAAATCTTTTACTAATTGCTTAAGATGGGAACCTGATTCAGATTCATCTTTATCAGCCATTTCAATTAACTTATCTTTAATGGCTTCCATCTGAGTTTCTAACTGCCCAACCTTAACATGTATCTTTCTACCTTTTTGCCTAAGATCAGTTAATTCAGCTTCTGCTTTTTCTGCATCGTCCTTTATTTGATTCCATTCAATAAATAATAAATCTAAAGAATCTTGTTTTTCCTTTTTAATATCTAAATGAAAATCAGAATTAAGAGGGGCAGTACATGTAGGGCATGCATTGTTTTCATATAGCTTAAGTTCTTTCTTAACTGTATTAATCTTAGAATTTAATGTTGACTTTTTATTATTTTGCTTTCTTGAATTTTCATCTAATTTTTCTAGATTGATTTTTGTAGCAGAAGTAAGATCTTTTAATTTTTTTCTATTTTCATTTAACTGTAACAATTTTTCTTTAAGAATTTTAATCTTTTCAGCATCTTTGTTTTTACTAACTTTTTCAAAATGCTTTATCTTATCAATTACAGATTCTATAGATTCATTAAGGGTTCTTATTTCATCATCATACGTTCTTATCTCTTCAATAATAGATCTCCGCTTTTCTTTAACAGCTTCAGCCATTTCATTAATAATAGAAAATCCAAATATTTTATCAATAATCCTTTTCTTATCATAAGGTGACATTGTAATAAAAGACTTAAAATCATTTACAGATAAAATAATTACATTCTTAAAAACATGATAAGGGATTTCATAAATTTCTGTTTCTAAAAAATCTTGCAAGTTTACTTTACCTGCAACATCATATTCAGATCCATTTATTTTAACATTAAATATACCAGGATTAATTCCTCTTTCTATCTCAACGGTATTATTTTTAGATTCTAAATGTATCTTACCCCAAAGAGCGCCATTTACCCTGTTAGGTAAGTCCTTTAAAGTGGATCCTTCCACCTTACCATAGCATAAATAAGTTATAACTTTTGCAAGAGTACTTTTACCAGCACCGTTTCCACCAAGAACTAAATAAAGATCACTTTTATCTTTATCAAATTCTATTACCTGTGTTCGGTTACCATAGCTTGCAAAGTTTTTAAATTCTACCTTTTTAATCTTCATAGTTAGGTGATAATGTTCTTTTATATAAATCCTGTACTGATGTTTTTAATCTTTCTTTTAAATCATCTTCATATTCTAAAGAATTAATATACTCGGCTGCTATATTCATTAAATTAAGTTCTCCGTTAAAATCAGAAAGTTCCCCATCTTCTCTATCATACGGATTTTCTTCATCATATATTCTAGGTTCTAATTTTCTGGCAACACCATCTAAATAATCCATAAACATATTAATGTTATATTTACCTAGTACATTTGATGGTATAAAAACATCCACAAAATTATCCTTTATTTCTTTCTTTATATCATCCATACGCATCTCCAAGATATCATTAATATAATACCTTATAAATTCTGGACTCCTCTTATTCATAAAGAATTCATGCTTACCAGTATCTAAATCCAATACATAGATACCTTTTTGATTGCCTCTATCAGATCTTGTCATTTGGTAAGGGTTACCTACAAGCACAAAGTTTTGTTTATCTTGTCTATAATGAATATGTCCAGAGTAAACTCTTTTAAATCTTTTAAATATACCTACATCATTACCACCTTCATGTAAATGTTTTGTACTAGGAGAAGTTTGTACACCTCTTGTTTCAGTATGACAAAACATATAATCAATATTTTCTTTAATAGAATCTAAAGTTTCTTTTTCATGTGCGTGGTCTCTACGCCACGGCATAAGTAAACATTTAGTATTCCCATACTTTAAAATCTTAGGTTGCTTATGAACAGTAACATTAGGTAAATATTTTAAACAATCTACAGATGCTATATCATTGGAGTTCTTTCTCATAATATCATGATTGCCAACTATGATATGTATATCTGGAAATATTTTACCGAGTTCTTCAAATACTCTTATCGCTAAATCCTGTGCAGCTAAATTAACGCTCTGACGATTATCAAACACATCTCCTAAATGATAAAGAACATCACCTTCTTTATATTCCTTTTTAACTAAAGGTATAAAAAATTCAAAAAAGTAATCCTCAATAATGCTTAACCATAATACAGAATTTGACCTGCAGCCTAAATGCGAATCACTTACCATCCAAACTTTTGCCATATTAAAATAATTTTCTGATTTTTCTTTTTTCTAGGATATTATATTTGTCATCTAATTCTTTAATAAGTTCATCCTTAAATTTATTAGAAAGTGAGTTATAAAATTTATTAGGGAATACATCAAAGTAATCTGATATGACACTAAATAAATCTACTCTTGTATATCCATCACCTAAATGTTCAATAATATGAGAATATACTCGATTAATTTGTACCTTATTTAATTTTTTAATAACACCTTCTGGTGTTGCTTCATTTAAATGCTCGTATTCACTACCTTTTATAATCTTATCAATTTTCTTTATTAATAATTCATAATGCATCCTATCATCCGGATCCATACTATCACCATAAGTAGCAGCAACAGTGAAGTTTACTTTGTTTTCGGTTACATCTTGATCACCGTATGTATTATTAAAGATTTTATCTTTATCTGCTAATTTAGGTGGAATAGGTTTTCCATTCTCATCTAATTTAGGCTTTTTCTTTTTACCCCACATATATTTTTATTTAATTTATATCATCTGTTTCTGTTAACCTCATGTGATCATAATCTATATTGAATCTACAACGAGTTCCTTTACCTTGCCCATCTCTAATTTTTAAAACCTTTAACCAATATTCTCTATTTGCATGCATCATAGAATCCTGTATCAAAGCATACATTACATCAGCAGTATGCGCAAGACCTGCAGATTCTGCTATATTTTCCATTCTTACTTCTGTTGCATCCCATGCGCCACGATTAATTTGAGTTGCTGATATAACTAACATATCTCTCTTAACCGCTAATGCTCTAAGATCTTCTGCAATTTGTTTAATCTTCATATAAGTATTTTCAGTATTAGGATTTCTATAATTTGCAAGAATGTTAATATAATCTACAACTAATACATTTACTTTATGATCTTGTGCTTCCTCTAAATCTTTTAGGTATGCTTCTATATCTAAAACAGTACCTTGTGATGTTGGCATTTCTTTTACAAAAAGTTTACCTGGTGGTAATAAACCTCGAGATATTTTTTCTAAACGCCTTTTCATATAATCTCTATTACCAGTTTTTTCATCATACTGTGGCATCGGAATACTTAGTAGATTAGAACCTATTCTTTTTAATACTTTTTGTGCTGACATTTCAGCAGTAATAAAAACTACGTTATGACCCATCCTAACAAAATTTGCAGCATCATTTGCTAACCATATAGATTTACCGATATTTTGTTCTCCTGCATAAACAATTAATGATTTTGTATCATACCCACCACCTGATACATTATCTACGAAAGTCCAACCTGTCTCTATTTTCTTTGATGTTCTCTGAACATGATCTTCTGGTTTAAAAAAGTCTAATCCAATATCAGTATCAAAGTTTAATGATCCTTCTGTTGAAATCATACCAATTGCACGAGTTACTACATCTTCAACATTCTCTGGAGATACATCTTGAGTTTTTACATATTCAATTGTTCTTACTAACTGCTTATCAAAATGTTTCCATTTAACCCAGGACTCTCCAGTTCTTTTTAACCAATCTTGATCATATTCATTAATATTAATATCATAAATACTGGATACTATGCTATCGGGAATTTCATTAGGGTCATCTTTAATAAGAGCCTTCATTTGTTCTCTTGATGGACTTTCACCAAAATCAGTATAAAACTTTTTTGATAATTTTGCTATATGATCTAAATCATTGTTGGAAAAGAAACCAGGACCAGTACTTTTTAGATAGTGAGGCTTTTTAAGAAAGTAATTAAAAAATATTTTTTCGTGATCTGTACTGGAGTTCATCTTTGTTTATTTTTATATAGCAAAAACTATATTTAGTTTAATCTTACTTAAGTGTAGATAAATTAGGTTTTTCTATCATATAATCTTTTGCGAATAATACATGCTTATTAGTATCAATTTTTATGTTTTCATTTAAAGAATTAATACAATCTTTATGTATCCACCAATCTTCATATGGGCTATCATCATCTGGTGATATATTTGCAACAATTAAAATATAGCCTTTATCAATTAAAAACTTTCTGGATAAATCTCGGTATTCGCTAGTCTCTATGTACCAATCATGTTCATAGGTTATTACACCAAAAGTAATTTTATCAAAAGGTATTAACTCTAGTAGATTATAAGTATTAACCGCAGGGTCAATATCTAATTGTAAATAATCAATATGATTATCTTTAGATATTTTTTTACATTCAGTATAATAATCAAACTCAAGCGCATTGGCATGAAGAATATTACTGTCAGGTCTAAATGCCTTCCAGTCGTTACATAGAGATTCATCCCACTCTAATGATATCCCTGACCATCCAAATTCTGATAAAAGAGCAGTGTTATTTCCGTAAAATGGAGCACCACCACCTATTTCTAAAAATGTTCCGTTTCTTTTGCCATTATGAGCTGCCAAAACAAATAAATCTTGATAACACTGTGAATAATTTTTACTTACACCCTTTAAGCCATTAAACTTAAATTTAAAATTTTCATAATCATTTTGTGTAAAAGGCAAAGGTTCATGCCATGTAGCGGTAGGGTTTAAATATATCATTTATATGGATTTTTTATTACTTCATACGTTGTATAAGCAGAATTAGATAATGATACTTTAATTATCTTATCGTTTCTAAGTTGCATAATTATAGCATTAGCCTTTTTGTCATCTAGGCTATACTTTTTCTTTAAGGATACATTAGTAAATTTAATCTCCTTTGCAACCTTTCCACAATAATCTCGTATTAGTTCATATATAATATCCTCAGCATCTGGATAGTTAGGCAATGTTGTATGATTTCCTAATACGTGCTTTACTTTAAGTTTTGCAGTATTAAGATTTTTCGGTAACATCGGCTTCTAGCATTTCGGTTAAATTTTCAACATCAAGTTCTTCACCATATTTAAATTTAGCGGCAACGATTGGTTCTAATGCTTTTAATACATCATCGGTCATTACTTGTGGTGTAAATAATTGATTAAGGTCAACGGTATCATTTAAATGTTTAACACAAATCTTACGTGCAGTTGCAGCAGGTTGAAAATAAATAGTAACATCTTTACCGTCTTTTTCATAAGTATGTTCTCTACACTCAGCCTTGCCTATATCAGTTAATTTCTTAAATGCGTTTTCATTTATAAACCTTCCTCTTTCAACTCCACAAGTATCCCAGCTAATATATTCTTCTAATCCAATATAAGGATTCATACCTTTATTAAAAGATATATGGAATTTAATGTTTGTTGGTTTTGCAAATCTATTCTTATTTGGTTTAGCAGTAACAATAATACCGGTTTGTTCTATGCCTTCTTTTAGTTTAGCTTTACCTAAAAATAAAATAATAGAAGCAGCATACTCAGGACCAGTTCCACCACCACCTACTTGCCTTGAAAATAAATCTTGTGTTTGGTAAGTATGATTTGTAAATAAGAATGGAATTTTACATATACCGAATTGCGTCATAATGATTCGGAATGTAGATTTTAAAAGTTTAGCTCTTGTCATATCAGCTTTACTACTTCCGGTTTTAGCATCATCAATTTCTTTTTGCGTTGCCAAGTTACCTGCAGAATCTAATACCACCATGATTTTAGGTAAAGCAATACCTTTTGCCTTTTGTTCAATTAATACATCAGTAATAGCAGTTACCGAGGTTCTAAATTCTTGAACAGTATTACATGGCTCATAACGGAATTTTGTTGGATCAATACCAAACTTCTCTACTAATGTTTTATCTACAGCATTTTCAGAATCATAAAATACAATGCTATAACCCTGTGCTTGTGCTTGTTTAATTGCATTTAAAATAAGATAAGTTTTACCAGTACCGGAAGGCCCGGCTAATGCAACTGCTCTATTATTAGGATATCCTCCAAACAGAGAGCCAGTTAAACATGCATTAAGATGCCAATTTCCTGTTGGTATATAATGATCTATTTCTGAAATAGTTGATTTATCTAATGTCTCTCCGTATGTGGAGTGTTTTGACATTTCTTTATTTAAATCTGCGAATGAGAATTCTTTTGCCATATTTGTTTTATTTTATTATTATATAGAAAAATTATGATTTGTTTATTAAATTATATTTTTCAGCTTCTTCCTTAATCCAAGTATGAAGATCTGGTGGATAAGAAGATTTATCATCAAGTGATAGATAATGTTTAAGCTGATTTAATTTGTCTTCTGTTTTAGTATAAGCATTACCACCATATAAATTTTTCTGAATTTCAAAGTGTTTTTTATATCCTATAGGCCCTTGATTAATACTTATCTGCTTAGGTTCAACTGTACTATTTCTTAAACCTATATCAGACCATAAATAAGCTTCTTGAAAATTGCCTCTCCATGAATGATAATTTGAAATTGCCTGGTATCCTTCTGGTCTATTTGGGCTATGTTCTATTAATTGATACCACATCTTTAATTCGCAAATCGGTCTGCTTTGTCTATTTGCCATAGATCTGCATACCATAAAATGCGAGTCATATTCCAATATAGGATCATCTGTAAATTCAACAGACCTTAAATAAAAACTTAAGGCTGACGCCCAATGACCATCTTTAAAATATTCATCTGCTAAATTAAATGCATTAATTGAATTATAAGGATCATTTATGAAATTGTATAAATTTTTATTTTTTTTATTAGTTTCATCATATGTCTTTTTTGGTTTAAGCTTTTTGTTTGACATACTTGTAATATTTTCAAACACAGCCGTCGGTAATTTTAATAAATATGAAGTACTATCCTGGAATCCAAATGGGATTAAAAAATCTTTACCATCAAAACCTAAACCGCATGTGAATTCAACTCGGGCTGTCATAAAATCAAAAGTATCACTAGTATATTTAATATTCCAATCCTTATCCCATACAATAAATCTATGATAATAAATAGAATCTTTTTCCTTTTCTACATTAAACCATAAATCAACTTCATGTATTATACCTACCCAGTAATCTTTGTATTTAATAATATTGGATGATCCTCTTGGGTCTCTTACTATATTCTTTAGATGTGGTTGGTCTACTAAATGTACTACTTCTGATGTGCCTCTTTCAGGATCAACTTTTACTACTTCAGTTGGTAATGTCCATTTAATGTAATGATTAGGCATATCATTAATTGGCATCCAATTCTTTTCACAGTAAGAACCTCCATTTGCATGAGTCCTAGGATCTGGTGGAGTTATTCTAACTCTATCTGTTTCTAAATATTCTGTATCTAATTTTTTTACAGTTGATAGTTCCATTCTACCTTCACCGTTTGTAGTAGTATCTCGCCTCACTCCTGTTTGGTATAATGTGTTATTCCAAAACTGAAGTCTTGCGTCTTCTAAACCAATAAAAGACCATTTAGGTTTTTTATCTAGCCCACCGGTATTTGTTTTTTTCCAATCTGATACTTCAAAATTATCGTCTAATTCACAAACATAATTTTTAGTTCTTAATACGACATCGTCTTCTGGGTTTAGATAAACTAAAGGCCCCCACGGAGAAGGAAACTTTTGTTCATTTTCGCTATGATAAAATAAATAACCGACTCTTCGTAAATTTAATAACCATTTACCTTCATGATATAAAATTGAACCATTAGTTATTCCATCACCGATGGTTTCACTTGATGGTAATAATAATTTTGATATATCACCACCATGATCTAATGCTAGTTTACATAGGTTATGAAAATCTTTTGTGTTTGTCTTATCTGGGCTATTTATTTTATTATTCATAACTATTCTTTTAACAAATTCATAATCTTTTTTCATCTTTATTTTATTTTTATTAAAATAGGCTGGTTGTGTAAATAAGATTTCTGTTAAATCCTTTAAAACCCATAGCAGTAACAACTCTGTTTATAGGATCCAATATTGTTTTTTCAAATTGCCTATCATAATCTATTTTAGGCGCGAACTCATAAGGAAAATCACCTGGTGCATAAGCAAACACATCACATGACTTATCTTCAGAAAAATACATTTTACATTTTTCACCATTTCCTAGTGGTTGATATTTACCTTTCTTGCCTGAATTATTTAGTAAGTAATTATGATAGCCTGCAGATCTTACACCAATTGGACATTTTGATGCAATTTCAAATTGCTCATAATCATTTACAATATACTTTTGATAATTATTTACTTTTCTTGAAAAACTAATTTGATCAACATTGGCTAATCTAAATTGCCTTTTAACATCTTTAAGTAAAGAAGCAAAGGCTCCCATATCTAATTCACTAACAGAAAAGATATAAGTTAATAGTTCTTTTAGTTTTTCTCTTGCAAAAATAGGGGTAGATGACTGAATGATTTCAAATCCTTTTGAACTAATCTTAGAGAGATCATCGTAATGAATATCAGGATCCTTCCAAACTATATTCTGCATATACTTTTTCTTTGCCAACCATATTGCATTTTTAGCAATACTTTCTAATTCAAAAGATAAAAAGTTTTCTGCATTATTATCATCTGCATATTTTTGTAGAATCTTTTCTATGTAACCATTTAACCTAACCTTATAAAGCTTAAGTATAAATTCTTTTTCATCACCAACCCAGCCTTCTGATTTTTGAATTACTTCATCAAATTTAACATACACTGAATCTGTATCAATATAAATACCTACAGGTTTTTCAATTTTACCAGTTACAGTAATACCCATAGCAGCATGAGCTGGTAAATCCTTATGCCAGAATTCCTTAAAATACTTATTAACTAATTGTTCAGTATATAGAATTGCATCTTTACCTTGGAGTGTAATAGTTTCTGCAATATCAACATTAAAGAAATAAAAATAAGGATTACCAAATGCACCGTAAATAGAGTTAAGCATTAATTTAACAGCCTGTTCGTAATTATAGAATTTTGATGCTTCTTCGTTGATTTTTTGTAATTCCTCTGTCATTTTTATTTTTATACGGTAAGATTAAAGAAAGTTTAAAAGGGCACCGATTATGATGCCCTTTTTATATTTGAGGTATTATTAATCCTCATCAGTAATGGCCACAGCCACAGTAAGGTGTGTATTTGTATCTAATGATTTGAAAACAACCTTGTTTTCACATACACTTACCTTATAATTTTCTTTATCTAGAAGATTAACATATTTTTTGTATATGACAACCTTTGAACCTTTCTCTACATCAGAATCATAAGAGTGACATAGCGTAGCGTCATAAGAAGTACCTTTAATGTTAATTCCTTTTTCTCCAATATAGAGAGTAAAGATATCCTCATCTTTATCTAAATTAAATAATGATTTCATTTTATCTACATGAGTAGTAAGTAAATCAAAACTAAACATTTTAGAATCCACATCAAACGCTCGGTCAGTTTCTTCTTTACTCATTTCCATAAAAGATAACGAAGGATCTGTACAGGCTAAATTAATCTGAAGATCTTCATTTTCTAAAATAAAATCACTTGCCATTAATTCTCCATCATATTCAGTATATTTAATGCGACCTTTTACATCACCATTAAAATGGCTTAATGCATCAATAACTTTAGTACCATTGTAAAAGCTTACCTTTACTGGGTTTTCAATATCAGCCTCAAATATATCTGAGGTAGGTGTGTTAACCAATTTTACGGCATCCCTCTCAGGGAAATACACAGAAGATACAGTACCCTCTTTTGCGATTTTCATAAAGATGAATTTGTCAATTGGAAGTAATTTGCGAACGAATGAACTTAATTCATAACCGTCAATTTTGTTAATTTTTGTTTCCATTTAAAATATTATTTGTTTATTATTATATTGATTATTGTTACTTAGTTTACTTATTTGTACAAAATTATTATTAGTAAATACTTAATACCTTATTTTTAAAAGTCTAAATATTTTTCTCTTATATAATCTATATCCCATGAAGTGTAAGAATTAGAATATTCTTTATTATTAAAAGGAAATTTATAAGGAGTTAAACCTCTCCAATGCTCTCCCCATTTTTCATCTAAATATTTGTAATTTTTATAATTAACATTATTTAATTTTTCTTGCATTTGAGGTTCTTCTTTAGACGTTTGTCGACCATTATTTTCATAATTGACACAATCGGCTATTTCTTTTCCATGTAAATAAGTATAAGTCAATCCTCTACAAACCTTTGGATTTAAATTTAGAACTCTCATTATATAATCAGTATCTTCTCCATAAGCAGGATATAAATTTTCATCAAATAATCCTATCGTTTTTACCCCTATTTCAGTTATAGCAAATAAATCATATGTACCTACACCAAATACACCTGCTCTAGGATGAATCATACTTATTTGTTTATCCTGAGCCATATTTGAAAATTCTTCTAATAAACCAGGTGAAAAGGCAACATCATGGTTAGAAATTATCCAATAAGGCTCCATTAAAAATGATTTAATAATTAAATTCCAAGCTGCCGGGACTCCTAAATTACTAGGTAAATGTGTAATGTGTATATTCTTAATAAATTTATTAGATATATTTTTTAACTTATCTAATTCTTCATTAATTTCTCCTCTTCCATTATTATTAATTATAAATAAATTATCTACAGGGTAATCAACTGATAGCATTAATCTTTTTACCCAATGAACTCCATTTACTACAGGAACTCCAATAACAGGTATACTTTTTCTATCTTTCATCTATTTTCTTTTTGTAATTTTATCTTTTAAAATATTGATTTTGTTTTTAATTCCTTTTTTAATATAAATCCATTCTTTTGTATACTTTTAAACGAAGGCGGTGACCAATTTTTATCGTATAAGATATTTTTAAGTTCGTATTTTGCTTCATACTTAAAACCGTATCTCCATTCTAATCCTGGTAAAAAATCATTTAACCATAGAGGCTTCTTTACACCTATTGCATAATGAATTATAGAAGGTACAACTACTTTAAGATATTTGTCTGGTGGTGTACCTGCTTTCATCATCTTGTCTCTATTCTGCATTAATCTTAAGTCTTTACTTTCAGTAAATTTAACCTTTCTTCCTTCTGCTAAATACCTATGAACATTAAAGTGATGGAATCTTTGTTCTACAGTCCAACTTGTATACCCAGTAAAATTAAAATACTGATGATGTATAAATGGGTGTTTCATAAATCTCTCAAAGTAATATTCTAATTTAGGATCTTCTCCATATATTATATTGCCTGCATTTATGGAAAGGGCATTCATTTCATCTAAGCTAAAATTAGATTCAAAAATACCGTTAAAACAATCCATGACTTCATACTTATCTTTATTTCTAATGTAAAATAAGTTTTCCTTTTTTATGCCAAACTCTTCATATTCATCCCACATATAACTAAGATCGTTTAAAATAAATACATCATCATCTGATACTAATGTTCTTTTTACTCCAAATTTTTCCTTTAAGTATATAGGCATTAATATTTTAAAGAGGCAGCCATGACTTAATAGAAATTCTTTTGATCTTCCTTCGTAACCATGTTTTTCTATGTAATGGTTATAAAGGTCATTTAAAATTATAATCTTTGCATTTTTAAAAATATCTAAATCATGCTCTTCAAAAATACACTGAAGCTTTTCTAAATCTATTTTAGTATCATCCACAAATAAATAGATATCAAATTTTTCTTTGATCCCTTTAGGATAATAACTACATAAGATATTAGTAAACTCTAGGCTTGATATACCTATGGCTAATCCTTTATCTTTCATAATTAATTTAAATTATACTTTTTACTTTATACTTCTTTTTTGGTTCTGCTCCAATTTCAGTAGAGTCAATTATTTTGTGACTAGTATTATCTTGTTTTAAGAAGGTGTAATTTGTCATCTTAGCTTCTCCATTACAAAATTTCTTTACTTCATCTGCCATATCCATTGCAGTAGTAACTGGTACATTTTGTGCAATATGATTTACTTGCCTTGAACTTTCAATACCAAAATCTAAAGGTAGCCCCATTAAGTGAAGCATTTCTCTTACATTAAGATATCTGTTTTCTATAGGATGAACACCATTAAACATGTTTCTACCTATAAGGGCAGAAAAAGAATCATGGAAGAAATGCGGTGATGCATCCCAGTAACCTAAACCTTGGCTCGTTTTGTATTCTTGGTGTTCTAGCATATCAATAAAAGTCTTTGTAGATTTTTTATTTGAAAACCCTCTTTTAGGATAATGTTTTTCTAACCATTTAATACAATCAGGTATTAATTCATTCTTTTCTAGATATTGAGCGATAGTACCCTTTTTAAATTTGGCAGCAAATTCAGAATGCGTTAAACCTTCTTTTTCTAAAACATATTCGTAAGGTTTAAAATGATCACTGACTTTGCCTTCAACCATAAACATATCCTGTTGTGTAGCATCTTCTGGTATTTCATTAAGATAATCAATAAGATTTTTCTTTTCTCTAAACTTCCAACTTAACATAGGAACTGTTGGTGTATTCCAAAAGAAATAAAATGTTCTTATTCTTCTTTGTGGAATTCCATGCAACTCAGTGTTAGTTTTAATTAATGAAAAGCTATATCCATATTTCTCACCGATGGCTTTAAGATTGTCAACAACACCTTCTCCCATTTTAGTAAAAAGCCCTGGTGCATTTTCTCCCCAAAGTACTTTAGGTTTAACATTCTCCAAAACATACTCTGCTGAATTATACATCCATTGATTTTGAACCGCATCGGATCCTCTAGATGATGCACTACCTTTCGCAGAATTTAACTGTGACAAACCTGCACACGGGCAAACAGAATTTACATAATCTACTTCTTGAAATGTTTTCTCAGGTATATCTAAATCTTCATGATCTAATCTGTACATAGGTACTTCTGGCCAATATTTTTCGATATGACTTTCATTAGCAGCCATTGCTTCATAGCTTAAATGAAATGCTGGCTCATTACCTGCAGATTTTTTACAACCTATTGCACTCCCACCGATTAACGGAATCATAGTACCCCATTTTAATTCTTTTTCCATATTAAATTTTTACTTTTTCGATTTCTAAATTTTCCATAAATGTTAGTGGATCAATAGTCCCTTGGTTAATTTCTTCTTCAAGATAAACTATCGTTTCTTTTATCGTATCTCTGATATCTTTTTTAGGTTCCCATCCCATTGACTTAGCTTTAGAAATATCTCCTCTAATATTTAGAGCTTCACCTGCAATAGGATCATAGTGATCAAATGTAGGTTCACCAACTCCCATAATCTCACCAATCATATTTTTAAGATCCATTAAGTTTGTCATTTTACCAGTACCTAAATTAAATGTTTGGTTTGCAGTGTTTTCATTTTCCATACAAAGAATATGAAATGCATTAACATCAGATACATCAATATAATCTCTTGCTTTCATATAATCACCAAACACTATAGGATTATGATTACCTTTAATTCTTAAAATAAACCCAGCAAATACAGGTGGGATGGTTCTATTATAATCTTGTAGAGGCCCTGCAACATTAAAGTATCTTAATGCAGTATAATTTAAACCTTTAGTTCTCTGATATGATTCTGCCAATAGAGCAAGGCATGCTTTAGTAGTAGAATAAATTGTAGTAGGATCAGATTGCTTTTCGTTAAATCCTTCTTTAGGCATTTCACAATTTTCATATACTGCAGAAGTTTCACTAAAGATAATTCTTTTTACATCTGCCTTTACACAACCATTCATTACATTAATACTTCCTAAGATATTATTATCTACGGCTTCATACGGATCTTCATGGCAGTCATAAATAGAAACTAAACCAGCAAAGTGGTAAACATAATCGGGTGAAAACTCTTGGATAATGTTTTCTACATATTGATTTCTAATATCTACTTTATGAAAATTTTCAATTTGGTCATGTACCTTTGCAATATAAGTACCGTGCTCCATGTTATCAATAACCGCAATGCATTTTGGATTATGACCTCTATTTAATAAATCGTTAATAAAATTTGTACCAACGAACCCAGCACCACCAGTGACTAGGATTTTTGTTTCGGAATTATACATTTATAGTTTCAGTTTTAGTTACTCGTTCATAAGATTCCCAGATCTTGTTGTCTACATGTTCTCCGGTATAATAAGAATCCTTAAGATACTTTTCTTGTAGGTTATAAAATAATTTCTTATAATGCTCTGGGTTTGCATTTAAGAATTCAATTTTCTTTTTTAAATCCTCTGCTGATTTACATCTAATAAAATGACCTTCTGGAAAGACATTAAAGTCGGTGTCGTAAGACGGGTGTAAGAATGGTATAATACCATAGTGTAGCATTTCGGCATACTTAGAGGTTACCATACCTTCTTTAATAGGTACACAGAATGTATATTTAGTACCAAGTAATTCATCGGTCATTGTTTCAATTCTCGTTTCTCCTTTAAACCATTTAGGATACATTTCCTTAATCTCATCATCCCATTTTCCGTAAATATCAGTCTCTATTTCTTGATCAACAATATATTCTTTTACTGGATCCCAACGATCCATTCCACCTGAACCTTTACCTTGATTCTGTAACATCATAAATGAATCAGTCTTTTTCATTTTAAATAATTCATCAGTATCATATCTTTTCTTATCTAATAAGAATACCGTTTCAATGCCTGAATATTCATAAGTAGATGTAATAGTTTTAACATCTCTTAGTGGTGGGTTACAGAAATATTGTTCTTCTTTAGTAAATGTATTTTGTGCTAAGTAATAAGTTGGTCTATTATTAATTCCCCAGTCTTTACATGCAAGAATATAACGGTTATCAACAAGTAAACCAACAATAGGAACTTTCTTTTCCAACTCATTCATTGATTTAATAATAGGAGCAGCATAATACTTAAAGAAGTCTAATGACTTAACTTGACCAGTACCATCTTTCTTATTAATATACTCTGGAATATTAACGGTACTTGTTGGACCAGTATAAAAGAAAATAAAATCTAAATCTAAACCTTGAATAATTTCAACAGTTTCATCAGTAGATTTTCTCTCCTTCATAGTTGAATGAAATTCCTTAATATTATTAGGAACTACGGGTTCATCTGTAGGAGGAGGGCCAAATAAAGAATTTACTTTAGGTTTTTGTTTAGCTCTAAACTTACCTAAATCATTTGGGCTTAATAACCAATATTCAATATTAGGGTTTCTTTTTGCAATTGAACAGATTAATTGTTTAGGTTCACAATCACCACCGATTGCACTCCAACTGTTTTCATTAAACTTAATCGCTTTACCTAGTTTAAAGAAACCTATTTTTTTAACATTTTCCATTTAACATGTTTTTATTAATTCTTCTATTACTTCTTTATCATTTTCATATGTTAAGTCATACCAACATATATCTAATTCTTCAAATTTTAAATTATCCATTGAGTTAATCAAATGGGTAATTTCATATTCATTTCTATTTGACATTTTAATACTGTCAAGATTATTAAATGCTTCTTTTGAAAATATCATATAACCACAGAAGTACCTTCCTGAAACAATTCCATGCGGTTTTTCAATAACAACATTTTCTAATATAGATGCTAATTGTAAATTCCTAGCTCTTGTTTCATAATCTTTATAAGTAACAACTGTACTGTTTGGATCATGATATTCTAATCCTATATTTCCTTGGTAGTAATTATCTCCAAATAAACATAAGAAAGCTTCATTAAATTTACCAGACCAAACCTTTATAGCGGCGCCTGGTCCATATTCATCATCCTTTTGAAATTCATAAAAGATATTAATATCCTTTTTGTATTTGTTTAGTTTTTCAATAATAGGATGAGAAAGTTTTACGTTATCTTTAAAAAAGAAATCTGCTTTACTGATTGTAATATAGCAATCTTCTATTCCATTCTCAATACAAAATTCAATACAATATTCAACAGTTGATTTACCTAAGATAGGATCTACTAATTTGTTTTTGCCATATCTTGTTGAACGACCTGCTGCTAATATAATTGCTTTACTTACTCTTTTCATTTACTATATTTTATTTCTAATTCATCAAATAATTCATGACCTTTTTTAAGGAACATACCAGCCAATTCATATCTTTCATTTAGCTCAAAGAAAGGCACGGCCCCTAATAGGTGAACTGCTAAAAAGAATTTTAATTGATATTCGTCATACCATTCATACATTATATTTTCAGCTTCTCTACAGAACTTAAGATATTTAGAATTCCTTTCATTGTATATATGGGCCTCATATTTCATTACAAATGATTGCATCAGTTTTCCATAATCATAATAATTCTGTTCTTCTGTGCCTCTTGGATCTATAAATATAAAATCTTTATCATAAAGAATATTGCTTACTGTTAAGTCTCCGTGTACAAAACCCCATGAAGATGCCGCATCTAAATTACCTTCATACTTATACCCGGTTCTACCTTCTAATTTATCTAAATATGATCTTGTATCTACATCAGCACCATATCCATCAAAATCATTAGCAATATGAATAAGATCATCCAATTGATCAATTGATTTAATTAAAGGCTGTTCACAAATCTTGTCATACCATGTAGGGTACTTTTTCATTTCAAATGAAGTATCTGAAATAGGTTTAATTTTTATAAAATTAGGATGGGTACAGTTTGCTAACCAATCCATTTGTTGTTTAAACTTTATAGGATAAACACCTGCTTCTTTAATAACTTTGTCATCTTGAAGATATACTCTATCTCCACTATTTCCTACTAAAACTTTACCAGTATGCATTTCATTTTGTTTTTAAGTGCGAATGTTGAATCTACTTCTGAATCACCAACCATAAGAAAATCATTAGGTTCATAACCATGAAATACTGAAAAAATTAAATCTGCCATTTCTGAGTGTGGCTTTTTATTTTTAACATCATCTCTAGTTACAATAAGATCGAATAAATCAGGGCTTATATTATGGTAAGCCATAATTCTATCTACATTTTCTCTAGATGAATTAGAAGCTATAATAACTTTTTCAAATTTAGAATTTTTAATTACCCATAAAAGTAATTGATTTATTTTGGTTTTATGGAGATTCTTTGAAAATATTTTTCTTTTATAATCTTGTGCTAATTTAGATTCCTTTTCGGTTAGTTGATATTTCTTTAATAGAACGTCCATGCCATAATTAATATCTGACATTATTGTTTCTATAGGAATATCTCTATTTAGAACTCTTTCTATTGCAAGTTTCCAAGAATTTGCATGAGTATCTATAGTTGAAACTAAAGTATCGTCAAAATCTAATATTAAGCACCTTTCCATATAAATTAACTGATTTATTATTATATAGAAGTTTTAAAAAAAGTTTCAAGTATAATAGGATAATAAAAACTAAAAAAGGACTATCTAATTAAAGATAGCCCTTTTAAAGGTGGTTATGTAAGGTTACATATTGTTCTTAGTCTCTTGGACGTGTAATCTTAATTCTTGTGCAAGATTCTTAACTTCTTGCATTGATTTTCTAATTCTCACAGCAGCTGCTTTGTTACCTTTAGCATAGAACTTATCTACGTCTTCACCTACTGATTCGATAAGTGCTTTAATTTCTTCAAATTTTTCCATAATAGTTAATTTTTATTGTTTTTTTATATATTCATTAGAATTTACCTTTTCTGTTTCTATAGAAACTGGTAAGTTTTGGTATGTACATGTATTTGTGACCTTTATCCTTTATAGCTTTCATCATTCTATTAAACATATCAACGTCAGCAGGATTAGTTTTTTCTTTAGATATTTTAGGTTCGGTATTACATTGAGCATCAGCATCACGATACCTTAGATCTCCACACATAGAAGGTCTCCATGAAACTGCAGAATGACTAACATCACCGTGAGTGTATCCTAGATTATTAGGCTCTATTAAATTAGTATGTCTTTCATCTCTAGGTTGGTACATAAACTTTTTTGAACTATTTGTTGCATCTACCTTTTTACGGCTTCTAGTAAATACATATGCTAATTCAGGGTACTGTGTGTATGCTTTTGCTAAAAGTTCTAAATGATTAGGTGTCCATTTATCATCATGATCAAGTCTAACAATATAATCACAACCATCATTCTTTGCCATTTGTAGACCTTTATTTACTGCACCACAGCCTGCAGTATATCTAAATTGTTTTTTAGTAAAACCTTTATTTCTTTCACCGGGTGTAGATAGATTGTGATATTTAAGTTTACCTTTAGGAATTACGCTATCCATTACAGTCTTAATTTCTTCGTCACCGTCATATTTATCCCCAATTAAATAAACTACATAATTATCATACTTTTGGTTTTTGATTGAACCTAAAGAATCTTTTAATATAGCAGGTGTATCCATGTACTTCTGTCTGCCTGTCTGAGCGCTACCATCTGCTATCTTATGAGTTGCCATCACAACACCAAATTTAATCTTTTTGTTAATTTCACTAGTAAGATTTTTTTCTAGTAAAATTTCAAAGTTTTCTTCTCCTATATAAGACTCTAATAATTTGAAATCTTCAAAATTTATCATTTGTTAAAAAATGTTTTTATTGACCTTATTACTCTTTTTAAATCTACATCAGTCATATTAGACCCAGATGGTAAACATATACCTTGTAAAAATAATAAAGAACTATTTCCATTTATATATTTCAAATACTTAGTTAGAATTGGCTGTTCATGCATAGGCTTCCAAATTCTTCTTGCTTCAATGTTATCTTTTTCTAAATGAGCAATTAAATCATCTGGTTTATTTTCAGCATTTAAGATAGCACATGTTAACCACATGTTAGACCTATCTGTTTCTAACTCTTCTTGAAATGAATAAAAATATTTTCCTAATTCCTTTCTATAAGTTTCATTCATTTCTCTAGTCCTTTTGATTCTATCTTCTATTACTTCCATTTGACCAACCCCAATAGCAGCAAGTACATTACTCATTCTATAATTATATCCTATTTCAGTGTGATGATAATATGGCATAGGATCTTTTGCCTGTGTAGACAAGAACCTCATCTTGTTAGCCTTTTCTTTATTATCTGTTATTATTACTCCACCACCAGAGGTAGATAATAATTTATTTCCATTAAAAGAATAAACCCCAATAGTGCCAAAGGTTCCAGTATGTTGATTATTAAATTTAGATCCCAGACTTTCTGCTGCATCTTCAAGAATAGGTATGTCATATTCATTTGATAATTTTTTTATTGCGTCCATATTACAAGGTATACCAAAAATATGAACAGGTATAATAGCTTTAGGTTTTTTACCTATAGCAGAAGAATTAAGTATTGCCTTTTCTAATAAAAGAGGATCCATATTCCATGACCCTTCTTCCGAATCTATAAAAATAGGCTCAGCTCCACAATATAATATTGGATTTACAGTTCCTATAAATGTTAAAGAAGAACATATTACATAGTCACCTTCTCCTACTCCTAATACATTTAATCCTAAATGAATACCGGCAGTACCTGAAGTAACAGCTACTGCGTGCTTAGCACCAGTATATTCTTTTACCTTTTCTTCAAATAAATTAAGATGAGGTCCTATCGGTGCAATCCAATTTTGATCAAAGGCTTCTTTTATGTAGTCAAGTTCTTTACCTGACATATGAGGTGGTGATAAGTAAATTCTTTTCATATTACATTATAACTTAAAATTAATTCTTTGCATTTTCTTTTTGAATTAAACATGAGAAAATCTATACATGATAAGTGAGATAAAAATGGCTTTTCAAATTGATCATATTCTTTAACATTATGTTTATTAAAAAATAAATTTATACCATCTCTTTTAAATTGTTCTTTTGTGTAAAGTTCTGATGGGCCAACATTTATGTAATTATTAAAACCTTGGTTTTTTGCTATTTGAGTAAGGCGCTTACCTCTTTCCATTCCACAAGTATCACCTTCTGCAACCGAGGATCTTTCCCAATTTATATCCATTCCTAAATAATCACATACACTTACTATAGAAGATATTACCAATTCATCTAACTTTTTATAATCGCTATTAATGACCTTTTCAATTATAGGATAAACATCATTAAAATAAGGAGCCTTTTTATAAGAAGATTCTATTGTCTTTAGTACCTTTAAATTTTTTCTTTTATCATTTAAAAGATCAATTTCGTTAATAAATTTATTGTGGCTTGCTTTACTTAAACAAATATTAAATGTATGAGAAGATCCATTTACCAATATTTTTTGCCTATTAATAAAACCTCTCATAATAAAATTAACATCATCATAAAACAAAATCTTATCGCATGAATTTATTAAACCAAAATAACCGGCATAAGGAAAAAGATAAGGTTGCATAACTCCTATCTTTTTAACTCTTCTTAATTCTATTTCTTCACCATGGACTGAAACGTCTTCAAATTTAAGATTCCTATATAACCAATATGCAGGGTTATCTTTATGAACTCTTAAATCAATTGGAAGATCTGTTGATGATACTAATTTTTTAATTATCTTTTTTGAAAGACCCTTTCCTCGATGGATAGGATCCGTCCATACCATTGTAATAAAATACCTCTCATCATTAACATAGTATGCAACATAAGAAGCTATTTTACCATTTACTTCAATAGTTTCTAATTTACCATTAAGTTCTACTTTAGATGCCCACTGATTTAAATTTTCTATATGAAAATAAGTACCATTTTCAGGTGATAACGTATTAACTAATAATTCTTTTATCATATTTATCTTTTAAATTCTGGTACAATACTTTTCATTAACAAGAGTATTTTATAAAAATCATTTGATCTTATTTTTGATAGCTTTTCTATTTTAGGTATTAAAGTTTTAAAATCATAAGCCTCGTGGTTTAACTTCATAATATTATGATCATCGGTAGGTACCATATTTTCACCATCACATAACAGTTCTTCATATAATTTTTCACCTGGTCTTAATCCTACATATTCTATTTTAGCATCACTATTAAAATGTTTTATTAAATTTTTTGCTAAATCTGTAATACTTACAGGTTCTCCCATATCAAATAATAATATTTCACCACCTTCTCCTAGTACACTTGCCTGTAATACTAATTGGCATGCTTCAGGTATAGTCATAAAATATCTAATAACTTCTCTATGAGTAACACTAACCGGTCCTCCTCCTTCAATCTGTTTTATAAATGTTGGAATTACAGAGCCTATAGATCCTAATACATTACCAAATCTTGTAACAATAAATTTAGTTGCTGATTTTGTTTCTAAAAACTGAGTATATAATTCTGCAATTCTTTTAGTTGCACCCATTATGTTTGTTGGATTAACTGCTTTATCAGTTGATACCATTACAAATTTTTCTACCTCATTCATATATGAGATATTTGAGACATTCATAGTACCTAATACATTAGTCTTTATTGCTTCAACTGGATTAGCCTCCATCATTGGCACATGTTTATAAGCAGCTGCATGAAAAACTATACTAGGCTTAAAGGAATCAAAAACTTCTTCTAATCTATACTTATCTCTTACATCACCTATTACATATTTAATATGAGACTTAGGATATAATTTGCTTATCTCTTGTTCTAAATGAAAAACAGAAGCCTCGGCATTATCATAAACAGTAACAGTAGAAGCACCAAATTTTACAAGTTGATGTACAATTTCACTACCTATTGAGCCAGCACCACCTGTAACAAGTATTCTTTTTCCTTTTATGTATTCTTGGATTTTATCAAGATCGGTAGAAATAGGATTACGATTAAGTAACTTAGTATAGTCTAGATTCATATATTATTTATTTGAGTCACTAACCAATCTAATTCTACTTGACTACCAGAGTCAGATATTGCATTATCTGGATCTGGGTGGGTTTCAATAAATGAACCATCATACTCAAAAATCTTTGCAGCTAACGCGTATTGCTTTGCTAACTTACGACTTCCTCCAGTTATACCTTCTCCAGCCATTTGAGTTGAATGAGTACAATCTAAAATAACTTTATCTGCAAATTTTTTCATTACATCCACTCCTCTAAAATCTACAATAAGTCTGTCATAACCAAAATTAGATCCTCTTTCAGTTACCCATACTTCACAATTAGGATCTACTTCTTTTATCTTTGTAACTGCATGTTCCATTGCCTCAGCAGATAACCATTGACCTTTTTTGATATTAATGACATTAAAGTTTTTTGCACACTCTACTAAAAGGTCAGTTTGGCGACATAAGAATGCAGGTATTTGGATAACATCAACTACTTCGGATAAAGGTAATGCTTGATTAGGTTCATGAATATCTGTTACAATTCTAATGTTAGGGTAATGATGCTTAACAGTTCTCATAATCTCCATTCCTTCTTCTAAACCAGGGCCTCTATCAGAATGTATAGAAGTTCTATTCGCCTTATCAAAAGATCCTTTTAAGTACCAATCTTTATCTCCCATATAGCCATCTAATGTTTTGGCCACTTCTAAAAAAGTATCCTCGTTTTCAATACTACAAGGACCGAGTATATAAGTATAATCTTTCATAATTTATTTTTAACCATCACAACTAACACAGTCTTCCATTGCCTTTTGTGCAATATCACCTCTTAACACAGATTCAGTTCTCATATAGTATAAAGTTTTAATACCTTGCTTCCATGCTTCTAAATGAACTTGGTTAATCCATTTTGGAGTAGCTTCTTTTGGAAATGCAAGATTTAAAGATACTGCCTGGTCTACATATTGTTGTCTAACACCTGCTTGTTTTACTAATTCTAATTGATTAATTTCTTTAAAAGTTTTAAACACTTCTTTAAACGGAACACCTTCTTGATATTGTGGCACATCTTTACATTTCATTAATATCCCCTTTAAGAAACACCAATCATCTAAAAATTTAAGACCTTGTACAGATCCGCCATCAGCCATAATTTTATCCCATACTTTTTTATTATCATGGCCAATTTTATCAAGGTAACCTTCTAACTGTTTATTCTTTCTAATGAAAGTTCCTTTAGCAGATTGATCAGTCCATATATTTGCAGGCACAGGTTCAATTCCTGCAGATATTCCACCTGCCAATTTTGAATTAGAAACCGTTGGTGCGACTGCTCTTAAGTGAGTATTTCTAAAACCAGTATCTCTACACCATAGAGGTTCTCCGTATTCTTCGGCAAGATCTCGGCTTGCCTTTTCACTTTCTATTTTTATTTGAGAAAATATATTACGAGTTTCATATTGAGCTTCTAACCCTTCAAATGCGATACCTCTTTGTTGTAAATAAGTATGCCATCCTAAAACACCTAAACCTAATGCCCTACCTTTTTCTGCAGTTCTTACAGAATTTTCAAAGCCTTTTCTATATTTAGCCTTTTGGATAAATTCTTCAAGTACACCATCTAAAAACCATGTAGCATCATAAATAAGATTTGTATTTTTCCATTCATCATACTTAGAAAGATTAAGAGAACTTAAGCAACAAACAAAAGAATGATTTTCATCTGTATGTAAAACAATCTCAGAACAAATGTTTGTCATAAAAACTTTTAAACCGTTTCTCTTATATGCTTCAGGATTTTGCTTATTAACATTTCCTCTATACATTATATAAGGCTGCCCAGTTTGTCTACGTTTTCTTTGTACTGCTGCAAACCTTTTTCTAGATTCTGAATCTCCTTCTAAAACATTTCTCATAAACTTATCACCAATAACCACACATTGGTTTGTATTTAAACATTGTCTATTAATATCGCCTTTAGGTTCTCTAATTTCTAACCATTCCCAAAAATCACCATGATCAATACTTAAGTTAGTACTTGCAGCACCTCTTCTTACTGCGCCTTGATTAGTAGCAAGAATAGTAGAATCATTAATTTTAATAAAAGGTACTACACCATCACTTGTTCCATTATCAGTTATATCTGTACCGGCAGGTCTAATTTGATTATGTCCTATACCGACGCCGCCGCCGTGCTTAGCCAATAACATTAACTCTAGGTTCTTTTGCCCTATGTCATTTATTGAATCTGCTACATCTATACCAAAACAACTTATAGGTAAACCCCTTTCGGTTCCAGTATTGCTTAATACAGGTGATGCTAAATTTAACCAACCTTTCCAAATGTACTTCATAAACTTATCTGCCATTTCTGGTTTCTTAAGTCTGTTTGCTACGGTTGTTGCAACTCTCCAATAAGCATCCTTTGGAGTTTCTCCTGGTAAACAATATCCCCTTGATATTGTATTTAAATAAACATCGGTATGCCCCCATTCTGGATAATCAACACCACGTTCCCAACCTAATTCTTTTTCTATTTGATCTGCTGTCATTTCTTTTTGTTTTTAATTATTACCAAATATCGTCCCAATCATCACCTTCACCTGCTTTAGCATAATCAGTTGGTCTGATTGCAAAAAAGTCAGTATGCGTATGCCCACCTGTTAAATGATAAAACCAATCTAGCGCATCAGCAGATTTTTCATCATATTCAAATATTGGATCTAATCCTAATTCTTGTAATTTTTCGTTTGTTCTTCTGTAAATAAAATTCTTTAAATCATATGCTTTTAAATTTTCAATATCACCCATTTCAAAAATCTTATCAATATAATTATGTTCCATATCTACAATTAATTTTGCAGCTTCATAAACCGATTCCTTAACATCTTCTCTTAATGTTTTATCTTCGGAACACATGTGATTAAATAATCTACAACCCATTTTAGAATGTAATGATTCATCTCTTACAGACCATTTCATTTGCTGACCGATACCTTTTAATAAGTTTCTCATCTGAAAAGAATAAAGAACAGCAAAAGAACTATATAAGCTTACACCTTCCGCAAATGCAGAGAATATTGCAAGACTTCTAGCAACTTCTTTTCTTGCATCTTTGCTTTCTAATAAATCTTTATCTGTATAATCAGCATTAGTGGACATTAAGAAGTCAAATTTATCAGCCATCGAAGGTTCATGTAAAAATGCAGTATAATCTTCAAGTCCTAAAGTTTCATTTAAGTAACTATAAGCAACTGCATGGATTGTTTCTTGAGATCCAAACATCATTGCCATTTGTCTTATCTCATGTTTAGGAAACCATTTTGTAACCATTCCTGTCCAATAATCAGATACTGCGCATTCAGTTTGAGCAAATCCTAAAAGAATATTTCCAACTAAATTCTTCTCATGGGGCTTAATATTTTCATTCCAATCTTTTAAATCTCCTTGCATTGATATTTCAGTATGTAACCAAAATGCTTGTGCTTGTGGTAACCATCCATCTAAATAATATTCTGGAAATTCAAAAGGTTTATATTCGACGCGTTCAGTAAAAAGTTTGCTCATTGTTATTTTTCTTTTTGACTAAATATGCAACAGAAGTTGCATAAGTAGTTTAGTTTAGTGTTGTTTATTTATTTAAGACCTTTTCTGTTCTTGTTCTAAATCATATGCTTTTTGCTGTAGTCTAAAAGATTCTTTCTTATATTCTTTTCTTTGATCATATAACCTAGTAAGAACATCTTTTAATATAGATCTCTCGGTATCGTACACAGCACCTGTAACTGATACAATATTATTCTCTCCTCTTTCATCATTTCTTTTTTCTGGTGATACCTTTTTCTTAAAACTTTCAGGTGATACATTTAATTGCCTCATAATAGAAGGATATAGAGAAGCAAAATCAAATGCAGCAACAGCATTATGCATACCAGTAATTGGTTCTTTTACAAATGCGCCTTCAAACTGTTCTCTTTTCGCAGGTGGAGCTTTAGGATCTTTTGCCATTACTAAATTCCTAGTTAAAAATTCTCTTGCCAATAGCGCTTCAGTAATTGCTACTGGTGAGGCTGCTTTAAATATACTAATTTGAGTCATATGGGCAATAGTTAATGCAATATCCATTGTCTTAATCTTTTGATGAATAAGATAAACTAATGCTGTATCAATTACATTATAGAAAACATATTTAGGATAATCTTTTTCATACATATCTTGAATAGTACCTTCATATTTAACTTTCTTAATTCCTACTACTGCTTCTCCTACCGTATCTAATTTAAAATCTTCTTTAATATCAACAGTCCTATCCCACTTTGCATAAATATCTAAATAATCCATTACTCCTACATGGCATGGAAATTCATCTCTACCAAAATTTCTACCTATAGGTGATGCAGATCCAATATCAACACCTAATTTCTTACATCGGTTAATTATGTATTGCCAATCAAATTTAATATAATTCCAACCTGTCATCATTGGAAATTTTTGTACAAATGACATCATAAAGGTTGACATCATATCATACTCAGATTTAAAACATTTAAAAGTAAAAGTAAAATCATCATCTATATTTTTAAAATGTTCATCTATTTGATTTTGAATTTTAGTTTGAGTTTTATTATCTAGATCTTTTGTTGCTAAAACAATACATTGTTTTTCTGGAGTAACAATACAGATTGTAGTAACTGGGTTAGGTGCTTTACTTGGCTCAGGAAAAGAGTCAGTTACCTCAACTTCAATATCTACAAAATAAGTTCTTGGAAAATGATAACCAAAAATTAATTCTCTATCAGAAAAAGATAACTGATCCATGTATTCAATAATCCTATACTTATTTAACCATCGTGACCTTACTTTTTTAACAGATCGGCCATCCCAGTTTTTTATTTTTGAATCTGCCTTTGGATCTGCATCATCACAAACTTCCCAATTAAACATATCTTCTGTCTTAAGATCATAAGTCTTAAATCTCGTTTTTCCATCAAGATTAAAATAAGAAACAAATAATTGTTTATCTTCTTGTGTAATATCTAAAAGCATATTTTATTTTTATATAGATTTATTAATAATTGTTTTTTTGACGATTCCAATTTTCCTCGTTCTTACTTAAGTAAAGATTATAGAATTCGTTAGGAGTAACACCGATTGCCAACCCTGCATTAAATACAAAATGCATTACATCAATCCATTCCATTTTTAATTCTTTTAAATCACCTGGGGTTAAATCAGATAGTTTTTGTTTTCTTATTTCAGGATTCTTAGATTTCCACGGTTTCCATGCTGCATTCCCTTCACCATCTTCAATTCCTCCAACTGCATCTACCATTTCATGTAACTCATCAATGATTGCATGATTAGTGACCATTAAAAAATCTATCACATCACCTATATTATATTCTGAAAAAGGTTTCTTACCTTGTTTTTCAAAATACATAGATTGTGTTTTTGCTTGTAATGAATAAAGATCTTCTAATGAATTTTTAGAATCAGTATAACCGTTTTCCGAAAAGTAATCTCTTACAGTGAGATCCTTACACTTGTTATCAACGTTTGCCATATAAATATTTGATTTATTTTTATATAGCATTAGTGTGCATTAGTTTAGGCGTAAGCAGAAGGATTTGGGAGTCCGCTATAATGATCCCATAATGCGTCATCATTCCACTTAGAATCATACCAAAACATTCTTCCATTTTTATCCTTTCTCTTAGACATCTCTGGATTTCCATAGCACCTCATAAATTTTCTAAGAGGCTCAGGATCTGTGCTAAATGGATTTTCCCAATCTTTAAGTTGCCCTCCACCTAATTTATATGCTTGTAAAGGAATGTCTCTACATAATACAAAAAGATCAGGTTCTCTTTTTAAAATTTCTCTTGCTGATGCAAACGGATTAATCCAAGATAAGCGATAAAGTATTTCTGCCCTGAGATAGTTTCCTATTCCATTAAAGTATGATTGATTCATCAGTACAGTATGTATAGGATGGTTAAATGCAGCTTTATGTAAATTGTGTATAATATTATCAGTAAAAGCATCATACTCTTTAGTAGGATCTGGTCCTCTATTAGGAGACCAATCATCAACCCATTTCCATTTACCGAATCTTCGAACATCTACAAATGATAATGTAGTACCGTCTTTTTCAATAAACATTAAATGAGAATGCTTTTTTTCATTACCTGTATTTGTATGAGCAAAATGACCGCTCATTCCCATAGTCATTAAGAGATTCATTTTTTCATTAGAATCATTGTCTGAAATAGTAAGCATAAGTTCCTTTCCTCTACTCTCCGATGAAATACTAAAGAACTTAAAAGGTACATCTATATCTTTACCTTTATGTATCGGGTTCTTTTTAATGTTTACAAATTTTAAACCGTTTGCTGATTTATTAATAAAATCAGAGGTTAATCTAAGTTCTGCTAGTTCTGGCATATTTAAATGTTAAATCCTTTAATGTGAATATTTAAGGAGGTTAATAATTCTGGGGTTCTTACTCCGCTTCTACAAACGGCATCTAATGTTTTCTGTTCAGTTTTAAGTATCCAAGCAATCTTAAGATTTTCAACTAAGATTTTATGAATTTTGCTAACTGTTATTTTTTCTAAAGCATAAAGCTTTTTTGCTATCTGAGAAACTGGTACAATATGTTCTTGGTGAAATGTTCCATTTTGTCGCCCAACATCTCTTAGTCCACTTTTATGATTTTGTTCTTTCCATCTTACCCATTGTAATCTTTCTTCCGCATTAGGTATTTCTAGTTTCTTAGCTTCTTTCAATGCACCTAAAGAATACATATATGGAATACCGTGTTGTTTAGGATTATCTGATGAAAACCTTATAATTCTAGATATTGCATATTTAGTATCTGTATCCTCTGGGTTTTCGGAATACCATTTAAGTAAAGGGTATAATGTTTCGGCATATAATTTTATTCTTGGTATCATATTATCCTTTCATGGTTTTAATAGCATTTCGGATATTTCCATTTACTGCTTGTACAGTTAAGCCGAGTTCTTTTGCGATTTCAGAAGTTTTCATTTCATGGCAACCAATACCGAATTTCATTTTAATGATTTCTTGTTGCTTAGGTTTTAGTTTAGTAAGTAAACCGGCAATAGTATGATTCAGATGTGATTCATCATGTGATTTTTCTATGTGTGGTTGATAAGAACCTTGATAAGTAGCATCTAATACAGATACTTTAGGTGCAGCATCAGGGATATGAGTCTTATGAGCAGGTACGCGGATGGTACGGCTTTTGTTGTTTAGTGCTTGGCGAATTGTTGCCTTGATCCACCATGATGCGTGAGTGGAGAATTTTGCACCGTTTGATTTTGAAGGGTTCCATTTGTCTCTTGCTTGGCATAATCCAATTGTACCTTCGTGGATTAGATCTTCTAATGATAGTCCCATACCTTGATATTTTTTTGCAAGGTGAACGACCAATCTTAGGTTACCTAATACTGGGTCTTTTGATGTTTTGTAGTCTCCGATTTGTTTGTAGAATGTGTTATCCATGTTTCCGTTTTTATAAATTTGTTATATATAAATATAATAAAAAAAATTGGGAAATAAAAATTTTTCGTAGACTTTTTTCTCTAAAAATGAAAAAAGTTATTAACAATTTGCTAAAGGTTACCAGGTTTTAATTTGTCGTCTTTAATATTGGATATAAGAGATGAAATTCTCTCTGCCGCTAGATAAGGTGATTCTCCATCATTACCTTTTTCCAAAAGATCTAAAATCTGATTCAGATTCTCAATAACCAACCTTTTGCTTAATAAAGGATTTTTAGGAGGTATAAATTCTGTATCATTATACTCCCAATTAATTTTCATATCATCTCTTAAACTCATAACTTATTTATTATTATATTGATTATATAAAGAGTTGTTTAAAGTAATTATAAAATAATAGGTGATAGCAATAAAGTGCATCTATCTCACTTATACTTCTTCTGAGTTAAGGTGGCTTATCCACTTAACTGCTCGTTGGCATAATTCAAATTCTTCAGCTTCTTCTACTCTAGGTAAGTTTAAAGTAAGAGCATTTAAGTAATTGTCTTTATCTATATTTATATCTAAATTCTGTGATTTCATAAATCCTAACGCTACTACATCAGCGCCTTGATCTAAACCATTACATATACCTTGTACTATAGCAATAGATACTTCAGTTGCTCGGTGCCTTGCTTCTTCTTCAAGGTCTTCTAGATTTTGTGAATTAAATTCAATCATTGATACCATTTTTAATTTGTAGGCAAATATGACATCTTTCAAATTCTTCATCTTCTTGAAATACCTGGATCATATTATCTAATAATGTATTTGCTTCTGATAAAGTAACGTTTTTAGTTTTTACTAAAGACTTTACTGCTAGTACAGATTCTTCTATACTTAAATTGTCAAAGTCAGCATAAAACTTTTCAGCTTGTTTCTTTGCCCATATTTTTTGTTCTTCTTCCATATCTGCCATTGCATACATTTTGGCGATCTCATCTATTTCAATATCATGATCTTGTGGGTTAAAACCATCATCAGGATCTGAATCATTCCAATCGTTTATCATATTTGTTATTTTATTATTTATTTAAATATAACAAAACTAAAAAAGATCTGAAAGTTAATTCAAATCTTTTTTGTATAATTTAAATTTTACTATTTCCAGAATTTAAGTAAAGCTAAAGCCATACCAAATAATGTCTGTACTACAATCCATACTGTTATAGCTTGTGTCTTAAATGTTTTTAAATCAGTAACATCTTTTACTGTTTGGTCTAATTGGGATGGTGAAGCTACCTCGTCAATATTTTGTTTCCATCTCCAAAGTTCTTTTGCAAAATCTTCTTTGACTTTCATTTCAGCAATTTCTCGTTTAAGATCTTGTATTTCCATGTTAAGATTTTCAATCCCTCCATTCAATCTTTCTAACTCTGCTATAACAAGTTTAGAATATTCATTCCATCCATTCTGGGATTCATTTGATGCCATCGATTAATGATTTAATTTTCTTTATCTTTTGCGCATTATTAAGTAATTTATCGTGAATAATAGTTTTAACTAATTTATAATCCTTTTTAATTAATACATCACGATCAGCTAAAGAATCTGCCAATTCTTTTAATTCATTTATGCATGATGGCTTTTCGCTAAAGATACACGATTTTTTATTTTCTAATGCTTTTAGTTTCATTATGGTTTATTTATTTCCTTAACATTTAAAGGTTTTACAACCGTTTGGCTTTTTTTCCACATTTTTCTTAATACTTCTTTGGTTTTTGAAACTGGTTTTTCTTTAGTTACCTTTTTATTACATCCACATCCCATGATTACCATTTATTTTTAGGGCAACTTTCTGTTGACCATTGTGCCTTTTTACTTAAATAACATCCACACAAACAACATTTCCTACCACATCTATCTTTACAATTAGAACATATTTCTAATCTTAAATCATATTCTCTCTGCTCTACTTGACTACCTATAAAGATATACTTTATTAAAGCTTTTATAAATCTAAATATTCTCATTATGCTATTATTAATTATTCCGCATTATTTATATATGCAGCAGAATAAGTAACATAAAGGTATTCGACATTTGTTGGTGTTCCTGGTTGAGCAACTAAAACAAAATAAAGATCACAAGGGCTGTCCCATCTTTCTGGTACTACACTTAGTTTATCACAATCTCCTATACTATCCTCAACTTTAGTATTAAAAGATAAATCTACTGATCCACTAGCAATATGAGAAGTAACTGATGTTCTTACATAGCATTGATAAACAAGCAAGTAAAACCTCACAGCTAAATCACTATCCACACCTTTTGTTGGGTCGGTTGCCATTGTTATACATAATTCTATTGCATCACCCTTTTCTTCTCTAGCCACTCCGTCTATTGGAACTTTAACACCGTGTGCTGCTAATGTAGCTGCATCTAAGCTTGTTCCTGCAGTAGTGCTTGATGAAACCCAATCCATTCCAGCCCATCCACCAGAACCACCGGCTGTTGGTTGTTTACTACCCCAATAATATTTACCTTCTGAAATTTCTCTAATGACAAATTGATTAGCCATTATAGGTAATCTACCACCACCTGAGCCACCTCCACCAGTAGCACCTTGTGCACCTGTAGCACCTTGTTGACCTATACCGATTAAACCTTGAGCTCCTTTTATACCTTGAATACCTTGTATAGATAAACCGTTTGCACCAGTCTTACCTTGAATACCTTGTGTAGCTGTACCCGTTGTTCCTTGACTACCTTGTTTACCTTGAATACCTTGAGTAGCTGTACCAGTTGTACCTTGACCACCTTGTTTACCTTGAATACCTTGGGTAGCTGTACCAGTTGTACCTTGACCACCTTGTTTACCTTGAATACCTTGGGTAGCTGTACCAGTTGTACCTTGAGCTCCTTGTTTACCTTGAATACCTTGGGTAGCTGTACCAGTTGTACCTTGACCACCTTGTTTACCTTGAATACCTTGGGTAGCTGTACCCGTTGTACCTTGACCACCTTGTTTACCT